CTGTAGTCGTCGAGGGTAGTGGGTGGCGGTGCGGTGAATTGGGTATGGGTGCAGGATGATAGACAGATTAAGATTGCTATGCCGCACAGGTTTTTCATTATTTGAACCTCGCTAAACAGTTCCGACCTTCCTCTGAATCCCAATTAAATACGATTGAATTGATGGATAGTTTTTATATTGTTCTATAAGTTCTTTCAATTCCTTTTCACCAAAAGCAATAGCAACTACCCATTCCTGATCTAATTTAAGTGCATTAGCTATCTTTTCTGCGTTTTCCAGAGAAATAGGCATATCCCCTGAAAGACAGCGACTTATCGTTGACTGCGCTATACCTGTTTGTTCAGCTACATCCCTGTGCCGCAATCCTTGTCTTGTAGCTTCTGCCTGTAATATTGTAGAAAGTCTACTCTTGCGTTTCACTAATGCTAACCTCTCTATACTAATTATGGATTTCAATTAGATTCCTCCTCTTACTTAATTATAAACTAAATTAACATTCTTGTCAAGCTTCTTTGCCATATACTCCCCTTTTTTTTGCTTGACACTGTTGTTAAGTTGTGATATAATTAGTTAATAATAATTAACTAGGAGGCGACCTAATGTTCTTAGACAACTTAAATAATTACCTGAAGGCGGTGCATTGGCGAAGAAAAGATCTTGCTAATACGACAGGCCTTGCACCTGAAACCATTTCGCGATGGAATAAGACTGACAGATTTAGACCAAGCAGGGAAAGCCTAATAAAAATTCGCGATGTCCTAAATATAGAGTTAGCAAGGCAAGGAAAGAAGGCTGATGTTACGATAGACAAGTTAATCTCTGAGGGAGATTAGCTTGTTTTTTTTTACATTTCTTGATTAAATAAGGATAAGTAACTAATAAGGAGATGGAAAGGATATGTTAAAGACTCACGAATATAGAATGTATCCTAATAAGACACAGGAAAAAGAACTCATGTGCTGGATGAGGATAATGTGTGATGTTTATTGTATTCTTACTGATTACAAGTCAAGGCTTTGGGAGTCATCAGGCCGGCATGCGAGTCAAAAGGACTTATATGAGATGTTCCAGTCGATCAGGCCGCTTCAGCCTGAGATAAAGGATGTCGCCCAAGCCTTATTCTATGTCATGGTTCGATATAGGATAATGCCGGCATATAGGTCGTTTTTCGCCACATTACAATAACGGACAGCGGGGTCACACCATGCGCCAGCTATGCAGTCTCGGAGATCCCTCTACCCCACCTTTCGCCCCGCTGTCCATATCTGAAAGGAGACGATCATGTATTATAAGCTGACAGACCAGGACATGCAGACCCACGGCGGCTTCCAATGGGAGCTGGGCAAGTGGTATAGAATAGAAGATACATTGCGTGATAGAAAAGCTGATCTTTGCACGCCTGCATGGTTTCACTGTTATGACGACCCGATTCTGGCTATTATCCTCAACCGTATCCACGCTAAAATTCCAAACCCGCGGATGTTTCGGGCTAACGTGCGCGGGTTGCGTCAAACTGATCATGGACTGAAATATGGTTTCACCATGCTACGGTTAGGTGAGGAACTGGAAGTGCCTGTCATTACTACAACACAGGGGATTGCATTTGCCATTCTCTGTGCCAGAGAGGTTTGTAACGATGAAAGCTGGCTAAAATGGGGTGAAAGGTGGTTGTCTGACGAAGATAGAAGTCGTAATGCGGCTTATGCGGCGGCTTATGCGGCGGCTGATGCGGCGGCTTATGCGGCTGATGCGGCGGTTTATGCGGCTTATGCGGCTGATGGGGCGGCTGATGCGGCGGCTTATGCGGCTGATGAGGCGGCTTATGCGGCTGATGCGGCGGTTTATGCGGCTGATGCAGTTAATGCGGTGGCTAGAGTCACCTTAGATCTGAAAGGGATAGCGCGCAAGGCTATGTCGTATTGAAAGGAATGAACTATGAGCAATATCTTCACACGAATAAAAGGCAATAACTACACTACTCTCGCAGATGAACTCGACACACTCATAGCCAGCTTCCGTCTGCGCTTCGGCTGCCAGTCTGATACCGAAGCAGCAGGGCTGGTAGTATGCGGGTTATCTCTAAGATATCTCGATAGAGAGATAGATGCCGTTGTGCGGTCATACATGCGCCAGCATAATATGACCAGGGAAGAAGCGATAGGGGAGATGGCGGAAGACCTGGCGAAGCTTACGGAGAAGCACTACGTCACTGACTGCTATTGCTGTCCGGAGGAGGAAACAGGGAGGTTGTTTGAGGATGTTGTTATTTGAAAGAGAGGGTCTTTTACGGCAGCGGCGTTGTACGTCGGATCTGTCGTACAACAGGGGCGTTGACTATAGGCTGATCAATGAATGGCGAGGAGGTGATGTGGAGATAGTTCAGCGTGGCGTGAAGAATAGACGGTTTGAGAAGTTGTTGTGTGAATAGGAGGAAGAACGATGGATGCGCTAAGAAAGCTTGTGGACGAAGCAATAGATGACCTGATTACCGAGAAGCCGCAGCTTGACAAAGAAGAAGCCAGGGAGCAGTTAGTGACGGCAATAGAAAATCAGATATATACTGAACTAGGGATAGATCCCTGCTACCTGGACTTTGATGCGCTGGAGAAGCAAGATAGCCAATTGGGGCAACTTGCCAGGATCAGGCGTGTGCTGGTAGATATGCGCCCTGTGACATTCAATGATGCCGCTTGGGAAGTTGCGGGTGTGCTTGCAGGGGCGAACTGATGCCAGTCAAGTGGTTTATATGCCCCGATAACCAGCGAATAGAGATAGCTCAATGTCTTGAAGAGGGCGGGTGCAGGATGCCCAACCGATGTGCGACACGAAGCTATCTCAAACTCGTTGCCAGCGACAGGAAGTGGAAGAGGCGCGCCTCAACAACCCAGTTAATAGCAGGTACGATGCTGGCATACTTGCGTATTACAGAAGACTACGCAGTCTCACCCGATGATCGTGCCTTCATGATCTACGGCACGAAAGCCCACATGAACTTAGAATCCTACGACGATGAATTCTCTCTGATAGAAGAAAAGTTTGACGATATTGATACTACCATAACCGGTATCATGGATGTCTTTGAGCAGGAGAACGGCAAGTCAGTTCTGGTGGACTACAAGACCAGCGGCAGCTATAAAGTCGCGAAGGCGATGGGCTGGTATACCTATGATGAACTGACTGGCGAGGTGTATAAGTCAGGCAAGCGTAAAGGTCAGCCGAAGACCAGGAAGGTGCTGGCGCGGGATGACGCTATGGTAGATATGTGGGAGTGGGAATTACAGCTCAACAAATACAGGATGGAGCTGGAGCGGCGGGGCTTCGCTGTTGATGAGATGCGTATTCAGTGTATTGTCAGGGATGGCAATACGTGGATCGCCCGGAGCCGTGGCGTATTCAGGAACCTGTATTTCTTTCTGGTGAAACGTTTGCCAGATGAGGAGGTGGATGCCTATTTCTGGGGGAAAAACGCAGCATTGATGAAGGCGCTGGAACAGGGCTACTGGAAAGAGCCATGTTCTGGCAAAGAGAACTGGGACGGGATCCGGTGTGCTAGATACTGCGAAGTCGCTGAATTCTGTCCTTTAGGGAAATATTTACAGAAGGAAAGGGAGGAAGTGGAGATGCCGATCAAAGGATTGTCAGATGTAAGGAGATTGCCCAGGCTTGGGAAGATACGCTTGGGTGTAAAGAAAAAGAACAGCAAAGGCGTAGAGTATCCGTCAGAGGTTGATTATTTCATACCTGCACCGTCTACGCCATCAGAACTAGAAAATGAGCGTTTGATAGACCAGTTTAAGGAGCTATACGGCGAAGAGCCAAAGAGTATCAACGTGATGCTGCCACTAGCAGATCCTGAGCAGGTTTTCCCACAGTGGTATAAACGCTATGGTAAATCAACGCTTCTCCAGTGTAAGGGAGACGGCGAAAAGGCTGTTTGTATCTCAAAAGAATATGCAAAGGATCTCAATATACTGGGAGAGGTCGATAGAGGGCTTGAAGTTGAGTGCCTTGGCAAAGAATGTCCATATTATCAAGCTAAGAAATGCAGCGAAGTTGCCACGCTTCAGGTTTTGCTTCCTGAACTGGAAGGTGCTGGGGTATGGCAGATCACAACGGGAAGCTATCACAGTATCGTCAACATTAACTCAGGCATCGACTATATTCGTGCTATGGCAGGACGGATCAATATGATTCCGCTAAAGCTGGAGCGCAGGGAGCAGGAGATACAGTATGAAGGAAAGAAATCAAAACACTATATCCTGCATCTCAATATTTCTGTGGCACTGGCAGAGCTTCAGCGTATGGCGCAGCTTGACCCGACGAAGATATTGATGGAACTGCCAGAGGTAGCAGAATCCAAAGAGGATATTATCTTTGAGCAGACGCCGCCCGTAGGAAACGGTGCGGAGATTATCGAAGCTGAAATAGTCTCAACCAACGAAGCGGAACCCGGATCGCTTGGCCCTGTGGAAATAGCCGAAAAGCTGGCAGGAATGATGTCTGGCATGAAAGTAAATGGCTATACGTTCACAACTGTATGTCCTGATGATTTACTGGAATATGTAGAGGCGTGGAACCTGAGCAATGGGAAGCTGGTACTGAAACTCATGGAAGCTGTGAACGACGACAGCAAATTCACCAAGCTGGCGAAAGCATTCGGGGAATACATGGAGAAGAAGGTCAAGGATGATGCTGATGCCGCCGCTACAGAAGACTTCTTTCCGAAGAAGAACGGCATCAGCAAGAACCCACAACATCTATCGCCTGAAGAGATGCAAAAAGCAAGCAAGTAGGGGTACGCGCATCGTACACCCCTCCTAAACCTGAAAGGTAAGGTGATAACAATGCAGCCCTAAATTGGTTAAAAACCAATCCGAATAGATCCACAGGCGGGCTTTCAGATTTAAGCGTTGATAGTGTTCTCCCGTGCTGGCCGGGTAAAGCCAGCAAGTTCGGTATACTAACGAACGCGAAAGTGATATTCCCAAGCCGCCCTCGACAGTCAAGCGGGGGCGGCACACAAAGGAGAAAAGACACAATAGAAGCTGGCTAGTATACAAATAATCACGCCGCCCGCTTTTTCTAACGTACCATGACGGTGCAGGCGGGCGGCATATAGAAAGGGGCATTATGCAATCACCGTCAAGAAACTTTCTCAGCCTAATAGCAGCGTGGGCTTCTGTCAATGCCCGGCAGTATAATAGAGAGAATGCTGCCTTACAAGACAGCAAGCTTTCTGTTTATATTGACGAGTCGGGTGATTTGGGCAGGGGAGATGGCGGTACAAAGTATTTTGTGGTTAGTTCGATAGAAACCGTCAACGGAAACTGTTTGAGCCATGCCGTAAAGCGAGTAAAAGCACGGCGGGGGCTATCGCTGGCAGAGGAATATAAAGGAAACTGGTGGAAGCTAATGAAAGTAAGGAGTGATATATTAAGCGAGCTTAGAGCTTTAGATATTCAGATAAAGTCTCTTGTCGTTAAAAAAGAGGGCGTTCCTGTCGATATTCTTTCTAAGCAGCATGATCTCTATTATCACATCATCTGTCAGTTACTCTCACAATACTTGGTTTACAATAATGATGTTCTGGTCAACATACATAGAAGAACGCTTATGTATTCACTCAGGGACTATCCTGAGTTTGAGAGCTATAAGGATTATTATGCCACAGGTATAAAAGTTATCCAGAGGTCTTCAGAGTCATGCTATGGCATACAAGCTGCCGATGCAGTAGCTAATGCGACTCTAAGGCTGTTTGAGCGAGATGACCGGAAGTTATATGGTCTGATAGCTGGCAAGGTAATCCAGAATAACAGGCTATTTGCATAGGGAGGTGATGGATATGAGATTTGGAGACCTGGAACCTGGTGACTATTTTACACCTGTAGACGGAAAAAGTTTATACATCAAACACGCCTACAACGGATGCTATCGGTTAGCAGAAGATAGCCTTAATGCGTATTGTTGGCCGTCTACTGAACCTGTAGTTGAATTGCCAGTAGAGTCAGTAACAGTTTGCATAAAGAAAGAACTTCTTACAGAAGAGGGAATACAGGAAATAGGGCAAGTTGAAATGGATGGTGAGGTTGCAAAGATTCCCGGCGTGAAGTTTAGGGATGTGTTTATGAGATACATACCTATTTAGAAACTGTGTAATATTGCGTAGTTACGCCGCCCGTCCTCTGAAATACGCATAGTCGGTAAGCAAGGCGGGCGGCATATTGAGGTGCGACTGTCACAGATTTTGACATCGTAGCAGGCTGGATAAGGACAGAACAGGAGGAATAACATGGCGTGGTATGAACATCTATTTGGAATCCTGGCAGTATTAACCTGTTGCGCTCTGCCATTTGGCGGGCTAGGGATATTGCTTTGCATGTTTTCAAGCGGAATATCGCGGAAGGAGGAGGATTTACTGTGATAAACATGATATTCACAGAAGCGGCAGCGATAGAGGCGGGCTGTGTCATAGCCATGATATGCGTGATCCGGTATTTGGTGCGGAACTGGCGTATAGAGAGGCGGGGGTGATATGCTAGACGAAGGCTACGAAATGCAGGAGTTATATTGCCACAACTGCAACGGATATGTGGCTTTTCCTGTAGATTTGCGTCTGGACGGCAATCATGTAGTGAATTGTCCGAAGTGCGGGCATGAGCATTGCCGCGTTGTCAAAAATGGCAGAATTACTGCACAGCGTTGGGATTCACGAAATCCGACGCATTATGTGTTAAGTACAAATGTACATTATTACCTGAATGATTCATCTACTACAACAGGAACGAATCTCTACATAAATATGGCTTGGCTACAAACATCCGCATAGGAGAGAAACATGGACGTAAAAGACAAAGGCAACATGCTCATTATCACCGACGACGGCTGGCGGCTGATACTGATGCATACGCCAGAAACGGGACATCTACACGTAGGACAGGGAGACGCGGAGCAGAACATCATGTCAGGTGCATTCATGGCAAAGTTTGACGATGTAGCTGATTGGGTAGTGAAGCGGCGGAAGATGCTGGAGACAGGAGCGATATAATGTCAATCCACGTCAAAAGTGAAGCTGAATTCAAACGCTGGCAGAAGAAAGCCAAACGGCTCAGGGCGCAGATAGAGCATCCAGAACAAGCGCCGACACTGGTGGAAATGATGGATGAAATGGACAAGCTGTGGCGGAAGTTCAATACGCTGCAAAAGAGGGTGGGGGTCAGGAAGAGGTGATAATGATGGAATACGTACTGATAGAGGCGGGCTGTGTCATAGCCATGATATGCGTGATCCGGTATTTGGTGCGGAATTGGCGTATAGAGAGGCGGGGATGAAAGATGGCTAAGAGATAGGAAAAGCCCCAAATGCTACGGATAACTATCAACGAAGTAAGAGCCAGAATGTATGTCTCTAAAATGCGAAGCTTTATCAAACAGCAGATAGTAAAGGAGAAGGGATGAAACATTTTAAGTATGACGAGGATGGTGATTTGTGTTGTTCCGCGTGTGAAGCGATGGTACGTTCAATGCAGATTCGGACTAACGCTGTAATAGGCTTTGAGTGGATGCAGGATAACGAATTTGAATGTGTTGACTGGGACTATAAAAACACTAAGCTGGTCTGTGTCTGCGGAAAGGAAATACCAGAGGACAGCTATGAGTGGGTTTATGAGGACTGGTGGGTTCTCAGGATACGAGAAGATGCTATTGTTCAGGAGAGAAAGGAACAGGGATGAATAGAGATTTGAACGAAGGGACAAGGATGAGCGAAAGACCTTTCTGTTGTCGATGCAAAGAAGATTTCAGAGTGGGAGAAGATGATGATATTCAATACAGCTAGACTTTAGATGGTGGTGGAAGGAAGGCCGTAATGCCAGTTCAGATGACTAAGCGGGAGTTAGACCAAGTGCTGAGGAAAAGCCACAAGCAGCAGATAGAGAACATGCCAGAAGGCGATGTAGTCAAAGATATGGAACGCCGCATCAAGAATCTGGAACGGGAACACATATCATTGAAAAAACAAGTGAAAGAGTTGCTGGCACACAGCAGGAAGGTGTGGAAGCTATACGGCGAATATCAGCGGCGTGATGCGCTGCTTGAGCCAGATGGGGGAGAGGAGGGGTTTTGAATGGAAACAAAAGCGAAGGGCAATGAATCGTGGAATCCAGAGTTACTTTTGAAACCGCTACGTCAGACATATATGCAAGTGGCAGACAGGTTGCTGGACGGCAAAGAGTTATCACTGTCTGAGCGGACGGCATTGCAGGATTTCAGGTGGCAAATGACGTTAATCGAAGCAGGATATCGTACAGGTACATGGAAGGGCAACGGGGAGCAGATTGAAAAGCAAACGGAAGAAGGTGAGGCATGATGGCTGAGAACTATGATCGATACCTGGCTAAGAAGATAGCGGATTTCAGGGTCGCATGTAATCATACAGATCCGAATCTGGGAGTTACCGCTGTGATAATAACATACGAATCCAAAACCAACATTGAAGTTGTTCTGTATGTTTCGGGGGTGAAATCTGCCAGCAAAAACGTATCCAGGGGTACTATATTGTCTGGTATACCTGAAATTATGGCAAAAGGCATAGCGAATGAACTGGTGGCGGAATATAAGAAGAAGGAAGAGGAGATGCCACTGTTAGAGCCAGTGACAAAAACATGACAATGCTTTGACAAAACCTGACAAAGGAGACTAGCAAATGCGTCCCAAACACTGGTCATCGTTACATTTCGGCGCACTCTGGGCAGGTGTCGGATATGTCACAATTTGTCACGAATCTGTCATAAGTTGGATGTGCGTCTGGGTGATATGGAACATGCTGGCGGTATGTATTTGGGGTGCGTTGGGATGTTGGTGAAAGGGGGTGACAGTTGGCATGGCAGATGTAGATAGAGTGCTGATTTTATTTACTTGCGGTTGTGTCATAGGCTTTATATTTATGGAGGCATTCAAAGCTGATAACACCATTAGCTTGCCCGAAGGCGCAGTGATAACGAAACAACTAGGCAACGGCTGGATATACTTCAAGCTAGACGGCAGATTGTATCTCTTGTCAATGCAAGGCAGATATTGCTGCTTGGCACAAGTGGATGCGGGCGACTCAGAGAAGCAGGCTGCATGGCGTTGGGAAGAGCGGAACGGGGAATTGAGGTTTGTGAGAGGGGATAAATGATATGATTTTTTTAATGCTGAGTATTGTATGTTTAATAGTATGTATCTTTGGTTATTACAAATGTATACCCCAAATAAAGCCACAATATGGCTATGTAGAATTTACATGGAGGGGTATAGTTATGATAGTGTTTATCGGGTTGTGCGGATTCCTGGCTACTGTATTTATAATAGTATGTCCTATAGCATACTTCTGTAGTCTAGATACCTATGGAAATCTTATCGCCGCGCAGAAGCTTGTGCCACAATACGAGAAGGCTATAGCAGAGACGAAACTGGCTGTGGTTGAACTGAATAACGGCGATAGCACTATCGAAATCAGTGAGGGGTTGGCAAATTTGAAACATTCTACTCTGACCGCAGAGCGGATAGCAGAGATGCGAAATTACCTCAAATACTATTATGAGACGCTAGAAAGGTATCGTTTGTATAAAAGCATCTGGTTCTGTCGCAGGTTCATAGCGGATATGCCAGCGGTGTTGTTGGAGGAATAGCGTATGAAGCGGTCAGTAACGAAACGATTGGCGAAATCTTACATGGCAATGAAAGGAGATAGCATGAATACCGACGGTACAGGATGTATGGTTATGGCTATTATTACGTTGGCTATATTGGCTTTCAATATTTTCATCGGCGGCTTGCTGGTTCAGTATAGCGTGGAATACTGGGGAAGTAGGGCAAAAGAGAAGCAGGTTGACGTGAAATACTGGAAGTGTTGCTTGATAGCTATTCCATTGGCGGAGTTGGCGTTACCAGTGGCGGCAGTGACATGGATGATAAGCTGGTTTGATTAAGCCCGGCAAGCGCAACCGGGCTTCGGGCGGCGTGGCAAACGCTGTCAGGTGGACGCCGCCCACTTTTACCACCTGGAGGGGTATGATGGCGGATGATTTGGTTCAACTTGAAGATGGCGAATGGATGCGGATAGACAGGCGTTTGTGGGATGCGTTAAATAGATACAAATTCAATGAATTAGAATTAGTTGTTATTAAGAAAGTTATCCGGTGGACTTACGGCTGTGTCAAGCAAAGAGACGAAGACGCGGACAAGGATCAGGGACGTTATTGCATTGTAGGTAAACTGGAGGAGGCAGCAGCAGCTATGGGCTTACATCATCCAGCATTGACCAGGACATTGCAGGCACTCCAGGAAAAACAGGTTATTTACGCTATGCTTAACAGCAGGCCGAAGGTTATCGTTTTTAATAAATACTGGCCTTCCTGGAAAGTGCCGCTGCGTAGCAAATACAGGGAGAAAGCAGATAGTGATTTGCTCACTAGAAACCTGAACTACAGTGCTGTGGACGAGGCTCTAGGAGAGGAAGCTTTCAGACAGATGAAGGTAGCTTATCAAATCGTTAAGGAGCTTAATGATTCGTTAAGAAAACCTTATCAAATCGTTAAGGAGCTTAACGAATCGTTAAGGAAAAATGACCAAAAGCTTAACGATTCGTTAAGGAAAAATCCTGTAGATACCAATAAAATCAATGATTCACAGCCTCTAAAAGATAATATAATAAAAGATAATAATAATTATGATCATAATAGTATAACTACAGATCTTACTATAATACAGGGTGCAATTCTGCAAAAATGGGGTAAACAGATAAAACTAGTGCCGCCTGTTGCACAGATAATGAGTGCTATTCAGGAACACGGCAAACAGAAATTGCTTGAAGCTATCAATAGGATGCCTGTTATCCTCACGGAAGCGAAGCCCAATACACTGATGAGGTTTATAGATAAAACTGCCAGAAATCCGACGTGGTATAGGGCAGCAGAAACTAAGACAAATGAATTATCGTCTGATCAGGAATTAGCCGACGCGCAGCGGGTATATGACGCCATAGCGCAAGATGACTCGGCAGATAGGGATGATCCAAGTTATCAACAGGCGTTGCAGGATGCCAAACAACGGCTTGAAAGAGCGAAGGAGGAACACGATGCAGAACGTAATGGACGCAGTGATTGACGTAGCTAGAGAAGGTGAACACAGTCCATTGTCCAGGCGATACGCTGAAATGCTTGATGCTATGCAGAAGGGGTATCTTACGCAAAAGGAGATGGAGCGAGTATCATTTTGTGATCTGGAGCAGCAGAGATATGATGGTAAACTACGCACGAATAGATATATCCCATCTGTGACGGATAGCGCAAGCGATGAGCAGGTAAAGTCCTGGCGGATAGCAGAAGGGCAGAATTGGGCTGATGGGAACTGGCTGGAACGACTGTCGGCATTCTCCAAGGAACACGAACTGACCATGAACGAAAAGGAAGCGCAGTGGCATATATATGTCCATGAGGGTATAATAGGACAAGAAGTTGCCGCATATCTGAAATACTACGGTAGCAGTAAGGATATGGCGGATGTGCAGTCTTAGTATGCTGGATAGGGGTATGAAAGGAGAGCATATCATGGGTATATGTGGTTGTGGTGAGTATGATGCTGTTTATAGATTTAAAGGGCCGGGCGAAATAACGTATGTCGTTCAAATCTATCCAGGATGTAATGAATGCTGTACGCCCGCGGGTATAATTCTGTATGCCTTTACAGAAGAGGATATGGAGTTATGGGACGCTATAGAGTTACCTGAGTTTCAAATTCACAATGAAGGTACAGGTATTCCTGTCATAGATCCAGCTATATTAAAGGGGCGTATGTCAAAAGTTTGTGGTGAAGATACAGAAGAGGCTATAATGTGTGAGGAGCTAATAGATAACCTCTTTGAAGGGGCGGTCAGTGCCACTATAGAAGATGATAGAAGGAAGATAGCTAAGTTATGATGCATGTAATCCGCAACAGGCACATATATCTCTTCGCTTCGACAGGCAGTTACAGCTTAGTAATAAGCTGTCAAAGATGTGCTATAGGTATATATTGGTACTGGAGGCCTGTTCCTAGATGGTATTTTTGGTATGATGCATTTGGCTTAGGGTGGCATCGTTGCAGATATAAAAGAAACAGGCTAGATGAAATTGGTATAAGTTTGGGTTTTCTGCGCGTAGATATAGAATGGTGAGGTACGACATGGGCAAAAAACAAGGTAAAAGTGGAATAGAATGGTGTGATTATACCAGCAACATGGTCTTAGGTCGCTGCCCTATGAAGCCAAACTGTCATTACTGTTACATGACATCATTCTATCACCGCTTCGGGATAGATGAGACTATACGACTCAGTGAAAAGGAACTGAAGTGGCATCCCCGGACGACAGGTCAGCGCATCTTCGTGGGCAGTAACCTTGACCTATTCCATCCAGATATTCCACACGAATGGAAACAGGCTATCGTAGAGAAGGCGATAAAGGATAAGCAGAATGTATATATGTTTCTGACGAAGCTGCCACGGGAGTATGGCGTATACTGCCGCGGGGTCTATCCAAATATCTGGTGGGGTACGACGTGGGATGGAACTGAAAGAACTCTACGGAACCTGGTAGATTTATACAGCCACGCAATAGGGAATCTATTTGCAAGCTTTGAGCCATTGCTGGCGGAGCCTGCTGTTAGCAGCGGAATAGACCTTGATTGGATCATAATAGGCGCAGACAGCAGGCCGGGTGCAAAGAAGCCGCCGATAGAATGGGCGGAAAAGTTAGTTAGAACGGGCAAGGTGTTCCATATACCAGTCTTTATCAAAAGCAACTATGGCTATCCTAAGAAGATCCAGCAATGGCCGGATAGCATGATGGAGTATTTGGGACGGATAAGAAGATAAGAAGATGGTAATGCAAAAAGTTTATACTGTATTTCACAGAATATTCAGTAAACCAGAACCAGTGCCAGAACCAGCAGAAGAGCTTGAACATGGTTTGGCATTGGAGGAGAAGGTAAAGATACTAAAAGAACATAGCAGTGTAGGTGCTTTCCTGAAGCTACTGGCAGGATTGCTATATGAAGTATCAGTATCTACGGGTAGTAAGTCTCTTGGGAAGTATCGGTTGAGCAAAAGCGTGAGTATTTACGGTTATGAATGGTATTGGCTTTGTGATACGGATGGAAACGATATGCTGTCTGTTGGCGCAAGAGTAGATATTGAATTTGCAGTAAATAACTATAGTCTGTATAGCACTAATCTACCGCAGCTAATGGAGGCATATATGGCTTTGAAAGACCTGAAAGCACGACAGGATGCCGAAGCCAGATTAGCAATAGCCGAGAAAGAAAGGTTGAAAACCGAATATCTTGCAGAAGTAACCAAGCAGAAAGAAATGTTGCCGATAGACGAGATAGTGCGGGAGAATGCAGACGGAGGTGAAAGGAATGGCTAAACTATATACAATCGGCTATGGACGCACAACCTGGCATGACTTCTTCCAGCGTCTTCTCGATGCTGACATATCCTGCGTGGTAGACATACGCCGCGAATGTAGCAAGTCGCGTAACGGCAAGGCATTCTGGTGGGGGTGTTCGCCTTATGGAGACCTCTATATGGGGGACAGGCTATTTGAGGCGGGGATAGGGTATTTTATGATACCTGATTTATCGAAAGATGCAAGTGAAAGCATGACATCATTCCGACAACGACTCGACAAATTTCCTATAGTAAGGGGATTAGCCCGAATAGACAGTATTTTTCGGCATTTTGATACAGGCATCTGCCTGCTATGCTGTGAGCGCGACTACAGGCAGTGTCACCGGCGGATAGTGGCAGAGGTAGTGGCTGATCAATTGGAGCTGGAAGTAGTGCTTTTGTGAAAGGAGATAGATTATGAGTAGTTTCAAATATGCCTTAATTGTAATAGGCGGGTGTGCGTTTTTGGCTGTGTCTATATTTCTTATAGGCTATCATGATGGAAGAGAGGCAGAACGAGCAAAATATGAGAGGGAATTGTATTCTGTTGATACGGTTCCTGATATGCTGTCCAGCGACCTAGCGCCTAGTATTGACATGAAGCCTAAAGCGGCAGATGTCATAGAAGAGACGGGATCGCCAGACCTTGCGCCATATAGTATCCATTGGTTTCAAATACAATATGGTGGTGGTCTATCATCATCATGGCGGGCTTACCTTTACGTCCCTTTTGGAATGGGCGAAGCTGTCAAATGTAAGCTTGAAAGCCTTATATTTGTCGATGGCGTAGTGATACGAAACTCTATGCTATATAGGAACCCCAAAGACGACAGGCTGGAGGTAGAGTTATCACAGCGGGCGAACAAGGCACACACTGAGCGACTAGAGGCTATGCTGCCAGGGATAATTGATGCAGCGAAGAGGGGGTTGTAATGCGATTTACAGGTGATGGAAGACAGCAGGAAATCAAGCGTAAGTGTGCGGCTGCCAGGAGACGCAAACTACATAAGCAGCGGCTATATGTAAAGCGCAGCAGGGCTATGGGACGGGATATATGCGCTTTTGATTGGTTCAAGATGGGATGGGGTAGTATCGTGGAGGCTTGGGCAAAGGGCAAGATAAAGGGCTTGACGAAACTTTGGGTAGAGCAGAAAGGGGATAATGATGATTATTAACTCTCGACTGGACACCGACCTATATAAGTTGACAATGTGGAAATATGTTAAAGAATATGCACCCGATATAAACGTGACATATCAGTTCATCTGTCGCAATAAAGATGCGCAGTTGACCAGATATATAAAAGAAAGCGAGTTGCGTGATGAACTAAGCCACGTCAGGACGCTGTTCTTTACTGGTGACGAATTGCGTTATCTTTCTAATCTCTATATAGGTACTCAACCTGTGTTTTCGTGGTTTGAAGCTAACCTTATGAATGCCTGCGAACCGCCTGCCTATGAGTTAAGGTTTACGGATGATAGTATATACCTCATATTCTCAGGCAAATGGCGTGACGCCATCTGGTGGGAGACGCATCCGGCGGTGATGCGTAGCTGGCAGAAACTCTATCCGTATGAGATGCGGATAGATTTGCCGGATACCTTCGGATCGGAATATGCTATAGAGCAGATGACGCGGGAAACCTTTGACCAGTGGCGAGGCTTCAGACAGGATTCAGGCGATCCAAGCGGGTTCGCCCAAATACTACACGACAGATGCGTAGAATTAGGCGTGGATATGAAAGAGAAAACACTAATTTTCAGCGATGGCCTGGATGTGCAGACTATTGTAGCCCTGGCGGAAGTCTGGGATCACTTTGATATTTCGTTCGGCTGGGGTACGAACCTAACCTGCGACCTGCTGGTTCCGCCCATTTCCATAGTAATCAAGCTGGTGAAGTCATGCGGGCAGGGCGTGGTGAAGTTAAGTGATACTCCTGCGAAGGCACAAGGCCCGCCTACGCTTGTAGGATACATGAAAAAGCTGTTTGAATATACAGAGCAGAAATATATCCCAACACGATATTGAGAGGTTGATATGAATATAATATCAAAATATGAGATAGCGGGCGGAAGTGTAACAGGCACAATGCACCTTCAGCCATTGCGGTGGAGAAACAACCAGGACGCGTATAGGTGGCGAGCGGGAGCGGACTGTTTGGTGGCGGGTGTAGCTGATGGTTGTAGTGACGGGCAGTATAGTGAAGTAGGCGCGCACGTGGGGTTGGGGCTTATGCTGAAGGCGGCACAGCGGGGGTATGTAAAGTGTTTTGGTGCGCTACATAGTGCGTCGTTTGAGCAGTATATACAAAACGACCTAGATTACAGGCTTCACCTCTTCGCGGAATCTATGGATCTGAATAAATATGGTTTATTCGACTATCTGCTATTTAGTATCATCGGCGTGGTTCTTTCTGAAAGGACGGGTTGTGTCTTTCACTGCGGCGACGGCTATTATTTTATCAATGGTGACAAGACACAGCTTGGGCCATATCCAGATAATAAGCCGCAATATTTCGCATATAACCTGATATGGCCGGATGTGTGGATGAGGTTCGCCTACTTCGACGTAAGCAAGCTGGAATCGCTGTTGATAGCCACCGACGGTCTGGTACACGTTCCCGATCCGTCTATCTTCTGGACAGATGATAGGTTCTTCAGGAACAAAGACCAGGTGCGGCGGCAGCTTGCACTATACAACAGGAAAGATGGTATACTGAAAGACGACACGACGCTGATCGTTATCAGGAGGAAACATGGCGATACTGGTAAATAACAGGCGAATCACGATAAAGCCGTCCATGTCTATCGGTAAGGGCGGTGAGGCTGACGTATATATGCTGGATAGCCAGACCGCGCTCAAGCTATTCAAGCAGCCAGACCATCCTGACTTCGCTGGAAACTTACAAGCGCAGCAGGCAAGCAGGGAAAGATTAAAAGAACACCAGCGAAAACTTCCAGCCTTTCCAGCGGGCTTGCCTGTGGCAGTGGTGAAGCCGATAGACCTGGCACGGGACGATAGAGGAATAATCCTGGGATATACCATGCAGCTTGTGAAAAAGGCAGAGCCTATCCTGCGATATAGCGAGAGAAGCTATCACAATGCTGGGTTGAGTATGAACAAGGTGATACAGGTATTCCATGAGTTACATGTAGCAGTTACGGGAATTCACGCCAAGAGCGTAGTGATAGGCGACTTCAATGACCTGAACATCCTCATATCCCAGGCAGTGAGTACCGTCAGCCTGATCGATGCTGACAGCTACCAGTACGGCGGCTTCTATTGCCATCTGTTTACCATGCAGTTCATAGACCCGCTGCTATGCGATGCTACACAGAAGATACCGATGCCGATAAAGACATACAATACAGATTCAGACTGGTACGCATATAACGTAATGCTCGTGCGATCCCTGTTATGTGTAGACCCCTACGGCGGAATCTACCGCCCGAAAAACAAGGCAAACCGTATACCGCAGACTATGAGACCGCTACGCAGAATCAGCGTTTTCCACAAAGAAGTCACATATCCGAAGCCCGCCTTTCCGCTGGATACCTTGCCGGATGAGCTGCTTCAGCACTTCTGTCTGTGCTTCGGGAAAGACCAGCGCGGCGTATTCCCTGAGAAGCTTATCAGGTCGTTGCGCTGGGCACGATGTAGGGTTTGTGGCGCTGAATATGCACGTCCAGTCTGCCCTGTCTGTCACAAGGGAAGGCAAGCTGCGAGGTTGGTTACTGTGCGGGGGAATGTGACGTGCAGGAACGTATACAGGACTATGGGCAGGATAGTTTTTGCAGTATATCAAGACGGGATGCGCTGGTTGGAAGTGAGAGGCGATAAGCTATTCAGAGAGAATGGGTATGAGTTGCGGCATTACTATTCCTCTGCACCGAATATTAAATATGAGATTAGTGGACATATTACAATATGTGCAGATAGAGAATGGGTTGTTGCTGATACGGGCGATGGAAAAATATGGTCACGTTTAGCCGAGACGGTGGGAGCATCGTCAGCTATAGCCGCCAATTCCAATCACATCTACTGGTGCAGCCTTGGACGGATAATGCGTAATGGTGACATGGCTGACTTCTATATAGGTGATACGTTGGAAAATCAGACGCAGATATGGGTTGGCGAGAGGTTCGGGTTTGGCTTCTACCGGGCGGGGAAAATAGAGCAGGCTTTCGTGTTTGATGCTGAACGGGCGGGAATCAATGACAATGTGGCACTACCTCGCATGACGGGGCAGTTGCTTGATGCCGCCTGCGCATTCAGCAGGGAGTTATGTTGGTTCTTCGCTACATTACAGGATGGGCAGCGCAGGGTAAATCGGTGTACCATCATAACCAGGAAGGGGGAAGTAATCACGAGTATAGAGGAGCCTACAGGCTCAGACAAGTGGCTTGGAACTATTAGCGGGAAAATAGCAACAGGTAATTCCCTGTTATGTCCGACTGATAACGGCGTTGTACGCGTGGTGGTAGATGACGCTGGTATAACAGAGGTCAAGACATTCCCCGATACTGAGCCATTTGTGGATTCTTCAGTCAGTTTACTTGCAGGGAAAGAGGGACTTTATATAGTCAAACAGCAGGAGATAAACCTGCTAACGATACGGTGAAAGGAGAGAATCATGTATAAGCAATTGCCAGTTCCAGATTTTTTTGATAGCGCAAAAGTAGGTGAAGTATGGCGTGTTCCATATCAGCAGCGGGCGGAAGATGCGAAGTCCTGGGCGTCTACACATGCCCTACCCGCGGCAGCGAAGGACAAAACGAAGGTCACGTTGATGCTGGTAGATGTGCAAAATACTTTTTGCATTCCTGACTACGAGTTATTCGTAGCGGGTGCAGTCGAGGATAACACGCGGCTATGTGAGTTCATCTACCGAAACCTTGGAGTCATAACGCAGATAGTTCCAAGTATGGATACCCACACAGCCATGCAGATATTCCACGCCATCTTCTTCGTCAATGACGCTGGCGAGCATCCTACGCCAGGCGCTACAGTGATTACTGTTGATGATATAAAGAATGGGACGTGGAAAGTAAATCCTGCCGTGGCGGGCATCGCTGGCGGAAACTACAAGGCGCTTGCTATGCACGCCTTGAGTTATACAGAGAAACTCAGCGGCGGCGGTAAGTATGCGCTTATGATCTGGCCGTATCATGCTATGCTGGGCGGCATCGGACATGCCCTGGTGTCGGCTGTGGAAGAGGCGTGTTTTGTGCATAACGTAGCACGTAGGAGTCAGACGCTATTCCAGATAAAGGGTGGCAATCCACTGACTGAGAACTATTCCGTTTTGCGACCGGAGGTAATGGAGGGCCCTGGCGGAAATCCCATAGCTCAGAAGAATGTGGGCTTCATCAAGATCCTGCTGGAATCTGATATGGTAGTCATAGCAGGACAGGCAAAGAGCCATTGCGTGGCCTGGACTATCGCAAACTTACTTGGTGAAATCCAGGCGCAAGATCCGGAACTCGTGAAAAAAGTCTATTTGCTAGAAGATTGTACTTCACCTGTTGTTATCCCAGGCGTGATAGACTTCACTGACCAGGCAAATGAGGCATTCCAGCGGTTTGCTGATGCGGGAATGCACGTAGTCAAATCAACCGATCCTGTGGATACATGGCCGGATATAACACTGGATTGAAAGGAGAGAATCATGTCGAGAAATATAGAAGAACTGCTACAGACGGCGAAGGATGATGGCGTGCTTTCAGGTCAGTCAATGCAGGCGCTAATGGTAGCAGATATAGGGCAGCAGATAGAGGCTGCGCTGGGCGTACCTGCAATGGAGATAGAGTCAAGCGAGGTGGTACTTGTTACTGTCATGGTAGACGACTCAGGATCTATCAAAGGGGCAGGAAATGAGCAGACTATGATAGACGGGCATAATTATGTCTATCAGACTATCATTGAGCGGTCGTCGAGAAAAGACAGCATCTTGGCGCATACACGGTATCTGAACGGCTTTGTGCTATTCGACTACAGGCCAATTATGGAAGCGGTCATGATGGATGACACGAACTATGATGCCTGTCACGGTACGCCGCTGTATGATCAGTCGGTAGTCCTGCTGGGCACGGTAGTGGCAAAAGCGCAGGAGTTTGCAAATGAAGGTGTACCCGTGCGGACTATCACGCTCATCGCCACCGATGGACACGATGAACATTCCGTTAGTGCGACGCCAGCTAAGGTTGCCAGCATCGTCAACGACATGCTTATGCAGGAGACGCACATCGTGGCAGCTATGGGTATTGACGACGGCGGGAGGACGGACTTTGCTGTTGTGTTCAAGTCTATGGGACTCAGGGATCAGTGGATTCTCACGCCGGATAATACACAGGATGAGATACTGAAAGCCTTCGCACTATTCAGCCAGTCAGCAGTGCAGGCAAGTCAAGGTGCTGGTAGTTTCAGCAAGACATCTGTAGGCGGATTCGTGAAATGACAGGCGGTGGGGCGTTATCCAAGCGGTCAAAGGAGAGCGGCTGTAAACCGCTTGCTTCGGCTTCGCAGGTTCAAATCCTGCACGCCCCACCAGAAAGGAGCGTATGATGCGAAAACTAGCAAGTATACAGGAAGTCATAGATATATCACCGATAGAAGGCGCAGATAAGATAGAAACGGCGACGGTACTGGGCTGGCAATGCGTGGTGAAGAAGGGCGAACTGGAACCAGGCGATCTCGTGGTATTCTTCGAGATAGACACAGTTCTACCCGAAGCCGAGTGGTGTACATTCCTGGGAGAACACAAGCGGATCAAGACACGCAAATTCAGAGGGCAAGTATCACAAGGACTAGCGTTGCCGCTATCCACATTTCCTGAATATACGGACATGGAAGTAGGTACAGATCTATCTGAAGCCCTTGGCGTTGTCAAGTACGAGATCCCTGAACGGTTCAAAGTCGGTGATAACGCAGGGCCGTTTCCTTCGCATCTGGGTATATCCAAAACAGACGAAGTGCGAATCCAGTCAGAGCCAGGATTGCTTCATGAAATGGCGGGGTTGCCGTATGTAATCACGGAAAAGATAGATGGAACCAGTTGCACCATAGTCTTCAGTGAAGACGAGTTGATAGTAGCATCAAGCAACTGGGCAAAGAAGCCAGGGGATAATGTCTACTGGCGGATCGTAGAGAAGTATGACTTGCAGCGGCTTGTAGGTGCTGGTTTTGCTATTCAGGGAGAGATATATGGGCCGGGTATACAGAAGAATACATACGGAGCAAAGGAATTATCCCTGGCGGTGTTTGATGTGTTTGATATAAACATGGGAACCTATGTCTCACAAAATAAGGTTCAAACTTATGCTAAATATTTCGGAGTTTCTGTAGTTAATGATGTGACATGGGGCGAACGATTCGATATGGATATATCATATCTAGAAGCTTTATCAGAAGGATTCTATCCAAACGGCCATCAGCGGGAAGGAATAGTAATCAGACCTGTAAGGCCTATTCAGAGTGCTATATTGGGACGCAAGCTGTCATTCAAGTGCGTAAACAAGAAGTATTTGCTTAAGGGTGATTAGCATGGCAGGCGGTGACAAGTGGCAAGAACCAGAAGACGAGGTACTTAGAGAAGGCGCAGGCTTGACGCTGGATGACCTGTGCGATGCTGTGAATAGCTTGCGGCGTAGTCAGGGGATGGGGAACAGGTCAGAACAAGGGCGGCTGTAGGGGCGAGATGTCGGAAGCTGGGCGTGAGGTATAAGAAGGGGTGAAAATGTGGAAATAGGTCATCTAATACACTACAGGCACATTTTCAAGCAAGGCGGTGCTATTATGCAGATATGGACTCTGGACAATGGTTGGATGTTGGTAACAGGTGATTGTCCTGTCTGCCAGATGTTTCCATGCGCTCATAACGACATTTCGGGTGATTGGGATAATATAGACGAGTAGAAGGAAAGCCAAGGAGGTAAGACAATGACTATAATGGCAGTTATACCGATTACAAAGATACTCAAAGACATTTGCGGTAAAGAGGATGTTGATATACGCGAGTTATATTTCAGATCTGAGAATTGTTCGGACAAAGAGAGGGAATTGGTTATAGAGTATGAACAACCATATACAAAAAAATACGTTGTCACGCGGGCGGATATAGAGAAGCTGCAAAAGGAATTGTCTCGTTTACCTGGTGTAGGGGGTAATATAGACGGATATGCAGTTTGGTGGAGTGACGTTAGGGATGCTATAGATAGCTGGTTCAAAGGAATATGTAATCGATACTAGACGGGAAATAAGATAAATTCTATGAGTAAATATAGCGGTGTATTAAAAACATGCGAATATCTGATGGAACAAAACAAGCATATTGAGACGAAGCTTGCTGAGAAGATGCGGCGGCTGGCGGCGAAGCGTGCGGGAGAATATAAACGCTGTCAAAGGATACTTCGCTACATAGATAAAACTGAATAGATAGACACAATCTGTCTGGCCGATAGGCCAGTGGTCATGCCGAGTTTGCTAAGGGCTACAGGTACACAATACAAGTATCTGTAGCCTTTTTTTTGTTGGAGGTATACCATGAATTATGACATAACGACATACGAATTTGAGGATCCTGACCTGAAAGCAGCGGCGAATATGCTGGATGAAAGACAACGGGCGATACTGATATTGTACCTGATGGGACATAGACAGGTGGACATAGCGCGGTGCTGCCATATATCACGGTCAATGATAAGCAAGGAGTTTTTAGCGATACAGGTATATTTGAGGAGGCGACTTGCCAATGGATTCTGAGTCTTTTGATAAAGGTATCTGCGCCATAGCGGGAAAGCTTGGTCACGGTGACAGGTTTCTTGCTGAGGAGTTAAGGTGCGAGATGCATATAGCGATACTGGAGATGGAAGAAGGGTGGGAAAGAGGCTACTACTTTCGTGCGGCTAAGAACAGGGCTATAGACTACTTAAGGTCAAAACGATGGAATTACAGCTACGATGATCAGTTTCAGCATCAATCATTTGACGGTATGCTGCAAGCTGGTTTCCAGATAGATACAGAGGGAAATTTATACCTCCCTGATCATTTCGTGCTGTTAGAAACGGTAGAGGATGAAGAAAAGTTGTAAATTTTTTGATGCGTGACCTCGCTTATACAAGTGAAGACAATAAGGCGGCCTAGCGGTGGGTAAATAAGGCCTTATATAAGCCGCCATCATATAGCGCGGGCAGGACTATCAAAAAGCCTTCTCCTCTCCACTTCCCTATTATTCAAGGCTAAGCCTTGCCCGCTAACCTCATGAGGATATATGCATAGACTGTTTCCATGCCTGATATTACTTCTGTGCGCTAGTTGCGCTATACCCACAGAAGACATAGACTCCCGCCATGTATTCACCCAAACTGAAGTTAGAAACGCCATCACAAGCCAAATACGAAGCCCATATTTAACAGTAGAGCTATACGATTGGCGATACCTTGGTTACACAAGGGAAGAGTTATACGACATACTAGCAGGCTTTGAACCAGTGCAGGATGTCAGATTCATTTCAGATTATCGGGACTGTGACAACTTCGCATGGTTCTTGCGCGGCAATATCACTTTTCTCTATCCGGGTATCCTCTTCGGGCTGGTGGAATACAGGGTTGCGGCGGGTAGAGCACCTCACCTGGCAAACGTGTTTTTGGATACCAATTTAGATGTTTATATACTGGATTTCAAGCAGACGGGCAACATACTGTGGGACGTTGACCCGTCATTTTTGTATTACAAGGTGGAGATATGATGGGTTTAGTAGCATTGCTAGTTGTATTAGCTTTCGCTGCATGGATAGGGCGACGGACGTGGAAAAAGCGTAAGAAATAGCGGCCAGGGCATAGCCTGGCATTGATGGGTTTGGTGCAGGTCTTCCCAGAAAAATGTCTGCTTTGGCGGCTGCCTTTTCAGGATATAAGATGCGCGCTGGGCAGCCGCCGCCAACTGTAACGTATATGTAACACGTGTAAAGAAAAGATGACAGTCGGGCGGTGTGGGCGCAAGCCCTTTCCTTAGCGCCGCCCATACTCACTAAGGAGAGTAAAGATGATAACTAAAGTAGACTTGTTCAACCAAATAGGTAATGCAGAATCACGTTTGATAAATACTTCGGACTTGGAATTCAAAAACAAGTTGTATAGTCGTACATCTGGACTAGATCAACTAGCAGTAATTGACTATAGCAAAAAGATAGCAACTATGCCGCCAATTACGGTAAACCAAGACAATATTATAATCGACGGCGTTCACCGTTATCATGCAGCACTCAAAGCAGAGCAAGAACAGATATTCGCCAAAACTGTGAATATAGCAGAAGGTGATATAAAGCTTGCCGGGTTGATGATAGATCTATTGAGTGGAATAAGGCATCCCGAAAAAGATGTCAAATCACTTTGTATAGAACTATGGCAGCCAGATCCGCAATATAACCTGAAACTCTGGAATGAATTGGATGTACCAGATAGAACAGGCTATGAATGGACTACCGATATAAGAAAGTCAAGGCGGAAAGAGACAAACGAAGCCATAGCCCATGCGCTACTTAATCCACTCAAAAATCAGCAGCAGATAGCTGATGAGTTTGGAGTCGTACGCGAGACCATTAACCGCTTGAAAAGTGCGATATGTGACAAAATTGCGGACATTGCAAAACTGTCACTTTTGTCCCAAAATGAGCATGAAACAGAATTGGCTACAATAATTGAATCTCTAAAGGCAGACGATCTGGATTTCTTAGAGGAATATGCCAGTTTCGAGCCGTTTATCTATAACATTTTCAATCAACAGAATGCTGATGCTGCTAACGATTATTATGGTCAATTCCCGCTAAACTTCATGAAGAATTTGCTTTACTACCACACTGAACCATTTGATTTTGTATATGACCCTTTTGTTGGTGGGGGTACAAGTATAGACGCTTGCGAGTTCATGTTCCGTCAATGGTATGGTTCTGACTTACATCCGCAAGCGCATAGGGCTAATGAGATAGCTGAATGGAATATAGCGGATGGATTACCTGAGATACCCAAACCTGATTTGGTATTTCTAGATCCTCCATATTGGCGACAAGCCTCTGGTAAATACTCAGATGATTCGAGAGACTTGGGCAATCAAGAATTGGGGCTATTCTATAATTTGCTGGAATCTTTTATAAAGTGTTTACATACGAAGAGAGTACCTTGCATAGCACTGGTAATATCGCCTACGCAGTATCCAAATGATGAGCACATTTTAGAAGATCATATATTTAGAATAGCAAGAATGTTCTCAGATAAATATAAGATAGAAATGCGATATAGTTTGCCATACAGCACGCAGCAATACAATGGCAATCAGGTCAACATAATGAAAAAGGAGAAGAAACCTATAACACTGCTTAGAGACTTGGTTGTCTGGAGGCGTATATAATGTCATATATAAAACAGATTCTTGATGAATGCTATCTACAGTTCCAGGATATTTTAAGGCCGGAAAATTATCGCGAATTAATAGAACGTATAATTTTTCTGAATAAGGGAAATCAGCCAGAGTATTCGCCTCATACGGATATAGTTGAAAATGTAAGAACAGCAATGGATAGTGATTACAGGTTTGTTCGATTGGGTATCAATGGCAAATTCGGGTTGAGGGAATGGTATGCCCATGCAAGGCAGCTTATACTACCAGGGATGGCATGGGATGGTAAAGTTACTATACATGGGAATATAGAAATAGCAAGAGATGCGGCTATAGAAGCTAAGCAGCGGCAGCGATATATGCTGAATAAATATAATGATGGAGATATAGTACATTTCTCCAAGATATTAGATGGCTTCATTATTGAGCATCATCTAAAGGCGTTTTTCCAGAGATTATATGGTCGATACTATATACCACCAGCGAATGAGGGAATTTATGATAAACCATGTTTTGATGATTGGATAGTAAAAATAGACACGACCGTGTTTCGATTCGATGCTAAAAAGATGGGTCATGAACGGGATTCGTGGGTGGAGAAGAGTAGAACTAACGATATGCGTTTTTTTGTAATAGGGGAGATAAGTAATGGTAATATAGTAATAGATGGATTCACTACATCATTACAGTTGAAAGCTGATGCGAAGAGCATTACCCGTTATTTCATTCTATCTGAGGATAAACTTATTCCCGCTAAGCTACTACTTGTTTTGATGAATCATTTGATAGCAAATGATATAAGAGACTTGGCTTCACAACTGGAGCATGATCAGTATATTGCTGCAAAGTAATATGCCAAATATACCCATATACGTACAAATATGAACAACTCCATGCCAAAAACTCACTCACAAACTAGCGAAACTCGCTATAATCTGGCATAGAATAAGCCACTTTCGCAAAGCCAGTATCCATGCGGGTTTAGAGAGATGGTTGCTCTGCATAATTCCCCTATTATAGGGCCTCTACAAATGTATTGACAATTCAGCAAGAGGACATAATATGGCAGTATATTTTATACGTTCTGAGGAATATATCAAAATAGGACATGCAGTAGATGTAAATAGTCGCTTGGTGGAATTACAGGTAGGCTCGCCAATAGAATTAGAACTATTAGGAACTATTACTTCTGATGATGACTTAGAAATGGAAACAGTCTTACATAATTTATTTTCAGATAACCATGTGAGGGGGGAATGGTTTAGGGTATGTTCTGAAATATATGATTATCTGGAACAAAAATGCATTATTGACCCAGTAGAACATAAGCCAAAGCAGGAAATCTGGTATACATCTAAAAAGCAACTACGGGAAAAGTTTCCTCCTATAAATGTAATAGATAGAGGTGCACCTCTATCACCCGAGTTAGAGGCATGGTTAGCAGAACAACGATATTTTATAGATAAGATGAGAGAAGATGTAGATCAGGCAGGCGGCTTTAATCGGCAGAAGCATATGGCGCAAATTCACAAACAGCCAGAGCAACTAGCTTTCGCTTTTGCATCATAGATGCGCACATATACATTAACTAACAGGTGTTAAGTAAATGTATCTCTACAAAGTAAGCTTCTCAGACTATGATTGGTGTTCACAATACGAGTTAACGCACAGCAAGTTATTCACACAAGAGCAGTTCGACGCCATGATCATCGAGGCGTCCCTTGCGATAGTGAAGCAGAAGAAGGCAGTAAAGGATTCTCTCCATGACTTTGGTGACATTATCTGGGAAGTAGTCAACTATCTGAGAGAAAAGTATGGCTTTGTGAAGATAGAGTATGATGCTGTCTGGGATTGTCAAGGCGACTCGATGTTTACGAGGCATGACGAGATAGTGAAGTGGGACAGAACCAATACCCTTGCGGAAGCGATGATAGAAGCTGGTTATGTGCCAGCGGGAGGTGACTGATGAATGTCGTTAAGCCAGGTCAGGTGCATTCACCAGATACTCCGATCACAATCGCACATTCAGGGCTTCGGTAACTGCCGCACATGCACACACGACGAGGGGAACAAGCACTGCCGCTACTACGCACCAGCGAGGTGGCGGCTGTACGAGGTTAAAGACAAGGGAACAGTTTCACAGAACTAATGGAGGATAAATTATGTTTGATGACAAAGACGCAGAACTAATAACACAAGCAGTATTGCAAGCGTTGAAAACCCATAGTGTCGCAGCTGATGAAACGCTGTTGACGGCACAGCATAACATAGAGGACATAGGCGGCGGAGAAACGCTGCAAAAGGAGCTTATCGAAGGCTCTGGGTTACGCTTTGCAAACAACAAGCGGACTGCTGACGAATATCAGCAAGTCTCGCTAGATGGCACACGCCAGAACAGGGTACATTTTGACAAGCTTATCTCAGATCACCAGGCCCATGATGCAGCCCTGCGCAACGCTTCCCTCATAGCATTAACTAATGCTATAGAGAGCGGGAATCTGAGAACGAAGGACATCCTGGAATCCGCTAACATGGTAGGTAAGCAGGCCGTTAGACATGCTGATTTAGCTATTGACCGTCAATGGAACGTCGATGAGCAGACCTGGTCTGTTGAGAAAATAGTGAGAAGTAGCGTATTTAATGATGCTGTAGCTGCGATAGTTGCAAAAGCTCTAGGTAAAGACGAGTAAGATAGACAACTAACTGTTCCCTTCCCGGTTGCGCTGACTGCTGGTTGGCGCAGCCGGGCTTGATGAAGGTGACTTATGACTGACAGCAACATCCCCCGAAAACTAGACTGGCAGGAAGTACCCATAGACGACATCCAGCCATACCCGCGCAACCCGAAGGCGCACGGCCAAGAGCAGATAGAGTTCGTGGCGCACCTGCTACAGACCTATGGCTGGACGCAGCCGATATGCCTTGACAAGAACAACGAGATTATCTTCGGGCATTGCAGGCTTGAATCTGCGAAGCTGCTTGGGGAGACTACGGTTCCATGCGTATTCCGTGAGGACTTGACTGAGGCGCAGGTGAAGGCATTACGGATAGCGGATAACAAGAGCAATGAATCACCGTGGATAAACAGCAAGCTTGACCTGGAACTGGTGGAATTGCAGGCATTGGACGTGAAGCTGGAGGATGTGGGGTTTAAGGTTGAGGATACGGGGAAGCTGCAAAATCCCAGTGAATTCTGGGAAAATATGCCTGGGTTTGAACAAGAAGATGCCGGAGCATACAAGACAATAAAAGTACATTTCCAGACATCAGATGATATAGATAAATTTGCAAACTTGATAGGGCAAAAGATTACAGAGAGAACGAAGTACGTTTGGTTTCCCAAGTTAGAAAATAAAAAATTTGGATACGTTGATGATGAATCCTAAATACCCGATTTTTATACCGACAAAGGGCCGTTATAAGCATTTTGTACCATTCGTGTGTTAGAGAATATAGGTGTTCCCTATACGGCAGTGATTGAAAAGCAAGAGTACAAGAATTATGCCAAGGTCATAGATCCCAAAAAACTTTTAGTTCTACCGCATCAGAATGAGGGCTTGACAGTAACCCGTAATTGGATTTGGGATTATGCACAGAATGAGGTGAAAACTCCCTATTTCTGGACGATGGATGATAATATCAATAATTTTTATCGTTTGCATAAAAATAATATGTATACGGTCAAGTCAGGAACTTTTTTGCGAGTAATAGAGGATTTCGTTGAGAGATTCAAAAACCTTTATATCGCCGGAATGCAAAGGGTGGCATGACTGACTACTACAAGCAAACAGATAAGCGTCTGCAATTTGCACAGGAATTGCAAGAGGCGCATCCTGATGTAGTCAAGATAGTATGGCGCTATAACAGATGGCATCACCAAGTAGATTACAGGCCGTTTAAGAATAACAGGCTTGAATATCGAGATGACTATGTGCCAACAGGTGAAGTCAATAACTATGGTATGGTTTTGAGAGATAAAAATGGAAACCTGGTAGAAGACTTGGATGATATAGAACAAGTAGCAGCAGGATAGCATGGCAGGAATTGATGTGATATGGCTAGTGCAGATGCAAGACATAAAAAATTTATACAGGGCATACTCGAAGGCAAGACGCTAATATCTGCCTATAAGGATGCTGGATATGAGCCGAAAACAGACGCGACGGCTTACACATTAGCCAGTCGCTTGTTTAGAAATGATCAGATTCAGGCGGAAATAAAGGAGCGCATGGGTGAACAGGAAGCCATTGACAAGCTGCGTCTGGACAGGATACGCAGCGAAGCTATTATCGAACAACACAAGCTGGTCAGGGATGCGAAGCCGGAAGACAAGGTAAAGCTAGATGCTATCAAGGATGTGCTGGACAGAACAGGGCTGAAGGCTGAAGAGAAAATCAAGCACAGCGGTGAAGTGAAGTTGACGCTGGAAGGCATTATAAAAAAAGCCTATAAACGACTAGAGGATCGGAATGACAATTCAGGCGATTGACAAAGAGATTGCCTATGGCAATGCCTATATCAATGATCCAGTAGCATGGGTATATGATGTCCTTACCGAATTTCTGTGGTCAATGCAATGCGATATATTGGATTCTACATTTCGTAACAGGAAGACTGTTGTACGTTCATGCAACAGCGCTGGTAAGACATTTGTTGCGGCTGTAGCCATTTTAGCTTTTCTGTTTCTACGTTATCCATCGAAGATAATCACCACTGCGCCAACATGGTATCAAGTACGGGATCTGTTATGGTCGGAACTTAATTCGCTTTTCAATAAACATCTAGCGGGAAAGACCGAGGCCAGATGCCTAACGACTCGCCTGGAAGTAGATTCTGACTGGTTTGCGTTGGGTATATCACCCAAAGAGGCTGTCAACTTCCAGGGCTTCCACCAGGAGCATGTATTGGTTGTGTTTGACGAGGCCCCTGGCGTGCGTGAAGATGTGGTAGAAGGCGCAGAAACATTAGAGGCATCTGGAGACTTTCATTTGCTGAAGATAGGAAATCCCATAGAGCAGGCAGGACATTTCTACAATGACTTCAGGGATCCGACATTCGAGAAGTTCCATATTCCATATACAGCAACGCCGAACTTCACAGATGAAAAAGTGCCTGAGCATGTGGCAAGAAACCTGATAAATCCTGAATGGGTAGATGATAAACGGAACAAATGGGGCGAGGGATCGCCCATGTTCGTATCCAAAGCTGAGGCGAATTTCCCAGAAGCAGGAGGCAACCAGATTATCTCACTAGCAGCATGTGAAGCGGCGGCAAAGCGAGAGGTAGCAGCGATTGGTGATATAGCCCTATCTGTAGACGTGGCGAGGGGGGGCGGCGACCTGACGGTGCTGACCCGGCGTCGGGGAGCAGTCATACTAAACCAGGAGACCATGAACACGCGTGACACGATGGAGATAGTGGGCAGGATAGGGGTATTGCATCACAAGGACAAGTACAGGAATATCAATATAGACGTAATAGGTGTAGGGGCTGGTGTATTTGACAGGTGCAGGGAGCTTGGCTATCCTGCATTCGCCATCAATAGCGCCGAAGCAGCGATAGAGTCTGAACGCTATGCTAACATAAGAACTGAGATGTGGTTCAGTATGAAGGACTGGCTTGAATATGGGAAGATCCCTGATGATACAGATCTCATGGCTGACCTGACTGCGCCGCAATACAAGTACACCAGCAAGGGACAATACCAGATGGAACGCAAAGAAGAGACAAAGAAACGTCTCAAGCGGTCGCCAGATCAGGGTGATTCAGGGGTATACTCTATACAAAATGCAGATATAGGTGAATTCATAGGCGGAGCGATAGATTAGGATGTGTTGTTAATGGCGCTATACGTAGAGCGCAAGCAGGGGTTTCCGTGGATCAGCGTAGGAAAGGGAATAAGCAGGGACTTGAGCTTCATGGGCATGTCGGGCTGGGAGCAGAAGCATGGCAAGGTACAGCCGACCGACTTTGCAGCGCAGTTAAAGATGTTCAGGGGTGCGGTCTTTGACTGTAGCAGAATAAACTCATCAGCCGTGGCAGACGTGCCCTGGAATCTATACGTGGGCAAAAACAAGAGGGACAAGAAGTATAGCTTCGTTGACACGAAGCCAGTAACAAAGGCACAGTTGGAATACATACACAAGCAGAATTTTCTTCAGAGCTACAGGCGCAAGTCAGATGATGTAGAAGAGATAACCGATCATCCTATGCTGGACTTGCTCATAAAGGTCAATCCGTTCATGAATGGTTATGACCTGTTTGAGTTGACAGTACTGTTCCTGGAACTGACAGGCAATGCCTACTGGTATTTGCAAAACGGTGATGTAGGCGGACAAAGTATACCGCAGGAGATATGGATGGTGCAGCCGCAGTGGATGAAGCCCGTACCTGATAAGAAGAAGGGCGTGGCGCGGTACATATACAAGCGGGGCAACGAAGAGATCACGTTTGAAGAGGAAGAGATAATCCACTTCTATTGCCCATCGCCACTCAATGAATTCTACGGCATAGGCAGCATCATGGGCGCACTAGAGGCGCAGACAGTCTGGCAGGATATGTACCAGTATGAGTCAGCTATGTTCAAGAACATGGGCAGGCCGGACATCATCTGGAAGCTGAAGAAGTCACTGAATAAGGATCAGAAGGCACAGGTTGAGGCTACCATGAGGAAGATTCATGGTGGTACGGGTAACGTAGGAAAGCCTGGGTATTTCTCTAATGAGATACTTGATGAAGTATATGAACTCGGAACTAAGCCCCGCGACATGAGTTACATGGGCGGCCGCCGATGGGTCAGGGAGGAGATATATGCGGCATTCCGTGTACCTATATCCTACGCTACAATGGAAGCCAGCAACAGGGCGGTAGCGGAGACAGGGACATATCAACATGCCAAGTTTGCTGTGCAGCCCTATTGCAAGCGCATAGACCAGAAGCTAACAGAGAAATTGTGTCCACGATATGACGAACATTTGTTCATGCTACATGAGAATCCTGTGCCGAAAGACAGGGAGTTAAGGTTGAAGGAGACGGAGATATGGACGAAGCTTGGTTTGATAACGCAGAACGAGGGCAGGGAATACAATGACTTTGATACAGTGGACGATGGTGACGTGTTTCTGCCGCAGGGCAACGTCACACCTATGGCGCTAGCGGGCATGGGCGAAGAGGAACTGACAGAGATGGCGCGAGAGGTTATGGCGCGGGCTAAAGAGATGTGGAACTGAAAGGAGAAGTTGATGGATGGCAAAAGTTATGGTGTATTGGTATTGATACTGGGGCTTATTTTCCTTTTTCTCATGCCACTGACTATGAACAATAGACTTGCCAGATGGTATTATGAGAATGCTATAGCAATCCATGTAATACTATATCGGGCTTTTGGTGGGATTCTGTGTATAACAGGAACAATAATACTGGTGTTACAATCATTCAACCCAAAGGCATAAGGAATCTTATGGATGAAGATAAGTGCGGCTTCAAAGACATGGCTGACTTTGTGAAGGCAATATATAAAGCAGAGGTACTAGGTATAGGAGACGCCCGCCTGGAACCACTAAGGCTATCAAACGAAGAAATAGCTGCACAATGGGAACAAGCAAAAGAGATATTTACAGAGGAAAGACTGAATGCGCTGGAAGCGTGGGCGGATAGCATGTTGAAAGGGGAAGCTGATGGATGTAGAACGTTGTAAACAAATCGCTAGTAAAGTAGATTCTGGAGCAGAGTTAATTGCATATAATATATATATTAGCGGTGTATATCTGAATGGAGATGGAGAGCCACATGCACTTCCGTTTTTTAGCGAACAACTCCAGGATTGGAAAGTAGATATTAAAGGCCTGTCAAATAATGTGAAAAAACAGTTATTTGAGCATATACAGAAAGGGATAACTAACACCTTAGATGGGGAATCATGAACCGTCACCGCCTATCACTCCTAAACAAAACCATCTTCGTTGAGGCTTGCGCTCAAGCAATGATAGTACAACTGAAGCAGGAGAAAGCCGAAAGCGCAGAAGCCCGACATGAGCGGATGATAGACCGGGCTGGCAAGACGGAGCGCAAGTTCAAGGCTGCGTTGAGAAAATACTTCAAGCGGCAGTGCGATGCTATACTGGAAACCATGCCTGACCAGGTGTTCATGGATGCAGACGTGACCGTAGTGAAAGCACACAGCAAGCGGATATGCAAAGACCTGTTGGAACTGTACCAGAATGACCGTGAAGCCTGGCGCGAGGAGCTAGAGACACTGGCAGGCATACACGTCACTGATGCCGTCAAGCAGACTGGGGAAGCCGAGATGAAGGAATTTGCAGCAGGCATATCGTTCAAGGTGACAAATCCGCGTGTAGAGAGGCAGATCCGTGAGCGGACAAACAAGATGAGCTTCACTGTATCAGACGAAACCATGCGTAAGCTTCGGGCGACGTTGGCTGAGGGATCTGCTGCTGGTGAAGGCATACCCGATATACGCCGCAGGGTGCAGGACACCTTTGATGACATGAGCAAGTACCGTGCAGAGCGCATAGCCCGTACAGAGACGATTTGGGGGGCTAACGCAGGTGCAGAGGAGGCATGGATACAGAGCGGGGTCATAGAGGGCAAGGAATGGCACGCTGCGGCTGATGCGTGTGCTTTCTGTGCTAATATGCACGGCACGACAATGGGCTTGGGACAGGCGTTTTTTGAGCATGGTGACAGGCTGAGTTTGGAAGATGGCGGGACGATGGTCTTTGATTATGAAGAGGTACAGCATCCGCCCCTTCATCCATTAGGTAGGTGTTCCCTACTGCCGATAGTGAAGGAAGTGGCTGTGCAGAAGACGGCGGAGGAAGTCAGGCAGGAGGTTATAGCAACAGCGGAAGCTAATGAATCAGCGATAGCTGGTATTGAAAGAGAATTTGAAGCTATTCAGTTGAGGGCGGCAGAAGCATATAAGGCAGGAAATGAAAGTGCCTTTGATGACATAATGGATCACTTATTGGCACAGCAGGAAAAAGCTGGACAAATGCGAAAGGAGTTAAAGGGGAAAATACATGAAATCTTACAGATTAATCGCGCCGGGGCTAAATCTGGAGTAGATTTCAATGTAAAGGTGAATAGAATAGCTGCACTGAATAGGGGCGAAGACTGGAAAGAGGTTACTAAGTGGACAGAAAAAGAAGTGCGTGAGTTCAGTAGATATATTTCCGAGGGCGTTTGGCCCCAAGGTGGGACAGTGGAGCAGTATACTCTAAAGCCTGGAATCCGTGCTTGTTATGAGCAGCATGTAATATATGTGAGCCGTTCTTCTAAAAGCTCAACAGTAGCACATGAACTGGGACACTGGCTAGAAGAGAATAATCAGCAAGTTAGAGAGGCGGCACTTGAATTTCTCAAAGCCAGGACAAAGGGTGAGCGGGCCGTGAAGTTAGCGAATCTTAGCAATAGTTACCGTACCAGTGAACTCGCGAAAAAAGACAAGTTTCTTGACCCGTACATGGGGAAAATCTACGAGAATGATAAGGCTACAGAGATTATCAGCTCAGGTATTCAATATATATACGAAAAGCCGCTAGATCTAGCTACAAAAGACCCCGAATACTTTAACTTCATGGTCGAGACTCTCTGGGGGCTAGAGTGATGGCAGTAACGATTTCGCTTGGTGAAGGGGAAGCAACTATACTGTTGAACCGATGGGTTGCTAGTGATAAAAGACTTCGCAGGCTTATTACACTTTTCTCTGATAGGCTTTTGGTTAATTACACCCCCTGGCCTGACTACACCCTTGCAGAAATGGCGTGCAAAGCACTGGGCGGCAAGATAATCAGCGCAACCGACCCGCCTGAGTATGTGGAGGGGAGGGTGTATTGATATGCAGAACACGATGACAGTTATAGGCGAGTTCGACGACAATCCTGATAGATATAGAAAGGATGGCTGTTTCTTTTGTTGTCATTTCATATCATACGCTGATTTATATGAGGATGCCCTGGAGCCAGGCGATGCCGGGCAATGTACCAGAACTAAAGAGCATGTGAGTTATAGTGATAGCTGCGAACATCGTTTGCCCAAAGGCAGGGATTTTGAAAAGGAGAGAGATATGCCTGTAAAACAGATCAAAGACGCAAAAGGACGCATTGCTATTGTGGATGCAGACTATAAGGTGCAAGAGAAGATAACTGAAGAACGATGTCTTGAAATAGGCGGGCATTGCTGGGAAACTAGACACGAACATTCATTGAAACTGAACTACCCCTATACAGCGAAAGATACTACATATAGGAAATGTAAGCATTGCGCGAAGTGCCAGAAAGGAAAGAGGCAGCCAGAGATAGTCTGGGAGGATGAAAAGGAGACGAATTATGACAGATAAGGAGATAAAGTTATTCAGCCTAGATCCAGAGGACATTCAGTCACCATGTCTTTGGAGTCTGCCAGGAATAACCAACAGGGATAACGCAGGGGGCGAGGACGGTGCAGTGTTACAGATACGTGCAGATGATATACAAGCATTTCTGGATGCCCTCGCTGCTGCATGGCGAAAGCAAGCAGAAGAGGCACTATACGTTCCTATATCTTCTGCCAGATGGGGCGGCCCAGCAGATAGGTATGTCAAGGCATACATAGCCCCATTAGAGACGGGCGTGAGGACTGCTGAAAAGGAGAGGACATGACAGCTAAAGATTTGAAAGACATGGAACTGCCACGCGTATTTACTCCCACTACGCTAAGTGAGATTCATAACGCATTATTGAAGATGGTTAGTCGTTGCAAATCGTGTGCTAACGATATACGCTTCGAGGATGTCTTGACAGCCCTGCGAGAGGCGTATTTGAAAGCTGAGAAGGTAAAGCCGAGGGTCACATGGAAACAGATAGAGGTATTGCGTAACCTTGTCTGGCACGAAAAAGAAAAAGCCAGTGATGAAGGAAGATGGCTAGTAGATGCACGTAAAGCGTGTGAGCTTATAGAAGAATGGTATAGTAATGGATGCGACTGTTGTCATGACTATGTAGTAACTATAAAGAGCGATGACCTTGATATAGCATATATCCGTGAATGTAAGCTGTGCAATCGAATACAATATGCCAAAGCTAAGGGGAAAACGGCATGGTTTGATAGTCTTGCAGAATTACATAGCGCAAAGGAGACGGCATGAGCATATTAGATGATATAATGAGACATGAACACACGTTTCACCTGGGTGAATTGACCGGACGCCTAGCTACTGCGAAGTTCTGGGATGGAAAGGAAGTTACGGGCATTATAGACAAGATAGTCCATATCAGCAATGAATCAGGCGAATACAATCTTATGATACTGTCAACAGGTGACTCTGTGGGTATGGTGGCGGGAAAATACATATTCGACCCTGCGGAAGCGGTGGTTCTGTGGATAGCAGATGAAAAGGAGATGCCATGAGCAGACTGGACGACTGCAAGGAGCACCAAAACTGGCTGGCGAAGGAAAAGGCACGCCTCACAGCTGACTTTGACCGCCTGTGGAACGAGCGACTTGATGGTGAATACCGTGGACGCATCAAACCAACAGGCACATCCTTCGGTGACTTGCGATCTCGTTGTTCACTATCTGTGGATACGAGCCAGCCAGGTGAGGTTGTGCGCCATACCATTACTGTAGTGGTGGACCTGGATGACATGGGCGAGGTACTGTCCGCTGAATATGCCACTAAGGACGAGGTGGATGCACTGAGGGGGAAGCAATTCCCGTACACCTTGAGTGTGAAGGATGGTAAGATAATAGCTACGAGGGTCAAGGATGGGTAAATACGAAAACATCTACAAGCAGCGCAGAAAGCCATGGGCGGAGATAGATGCTACGCTTCGGTTGCTGGCTATGGCATTGCAGGTAGCGCATCAACGGGGTCATACTGTAGCTGTGACGCGGGTAGATAGCTTTTGGCAGAGCTTGAATTGAAAGGGGAAGAGAGATGACCATAACCATGACAGATGAAGAGCGAGAGGTATTAGACATATTGGTACATATAGGGCTAATGTCGCTATTTCACTTGCTAATGGAAGCACAAAAATACTATGCGGGTAACTGGCAGATTGTCGGTGACCCGAATAATCTAAGCCCGAACCAGATATTTGAGCAGATTATGGGCGATAGGGATTTTTCTATACAGAATGAGAAGTTGATAGAATATGGAAAGAAGCTGAAAGCATACACTGAAAGGGATAACACAGAAGTCGGGTGAAGGTGAATGAATGAAGTAAAACTTGACTCTTTTCTCAACGACCTGGCTGACTGTAATTCAGTCATATTACCAGTCGCAGAAAAGGTCATGGAACGAGCTAACAAGGAATATGGCGTCAAAAAAGAGGATGTGGGCTTTGAGTTAAAAGACTATACGCAGATTGATGCAGATGTGAAGCCCAAACGCGAGGCAGTTGTCACCATCAATACCATAGCAAAGGATAGGGATGGTGAGGCTGTACTGCCTGAAGGCGCTATATTAGATGACTATGAACTGCTGAAGGTCGTGCTATTCGGTCACAATTACGCTGGTTTGGGTGTAGGCAAGAACCTCTGGCTAAAGATAGACCCCCATCTCTTCAGTATCATAGCACGAACCAGGTATACTACAGCAAAGGCGAATCCGCTTGGCGAGCAGATATACAATTATCGCCTTGAGGAAATGCCCATAGGCGAGTCTATAGGCTTTGTACCCATAGAGTGGGTAGAGCCGCATGACAAGACGTGGGGAAAACATTTTGACCAGTGGCTAGACAGGTACAAGCAATTCATGAAGCTTCACCAACGGGACGTGCCTGACGACGTGGAATTGGACAGGATATTCACCCTATGGATAATGCTGGAATACAGCGATGTGGTCATCCCCTCAAACCCGTTTGCCATCCAGAATGCGGTTGAAAAGGGTCTTATCTCTGAGAAAGACATGAACAGGTACATTGTCAAGACGCAGCCAGGAGTAATCACCAAGCCCGAAACCACCGAGAACTATCACCGTGTACCCGTTCCCGGTCGTGAATGCAGGATAACGGCAACCATTACCATCAGCGCATCGCAGGGCATCAAGGCGCTGTACTGTGGCAAGGAAAAGAAGGTAGCGACGTATCTCTTTGACGTAAATAAATGGACGATGGCAGAGGCTAAGAAATGGGTGGCAGAGCATGATAGCGGGAAACAAGCGACGTTATTTGCATCCAAAGATATAGATAGCCCCGAACGCTGGAATAAAGCCCTTCCTGTAGCCTTTGATGCCAAAGAGCCAGAGGAAATTCCGACCTCATTTGTAAACGGTATAATCAAATCCTATCTAGGATGCGATATTAAAGACGTATTTCTTAATATATTTGCGATACCCAGTCCGCTCATAGGGTCATATTTATCAGCTTTCAAAACTATTCTTGCGGATTATAGGCAGACAGACATCAGGAATTTTCAGGAAAACGGAACTGAAGCTCCACCCAGATATGGTGTAATACAGCTTAATTCGGAGATTAGCGACGACTTTCTAATAGAGGGCATGGTATTCTATGAAGGACTCTCGGAGAAATTTATCCTTGAATACTATCCTACTTGGAGCAGTTTGAATGTAAATATTATCACCACCCATGATCAGAAGAACTGGAATAAGGGCTTACTGGATACTATTCACGCATGGGTCAAGGAAAACAACTATCTCAAGAATGAGAAATTTGCCCTGAGCGGTGAGTTTCTAAATACAACAGATGAGGCGTGGGATTCGTTAATAACCAAGGATAAAGAAAAGGTCAAGGTACAGCAAGTACAGTCAACTTTGGATAAGAAGAAAGCCGCAATGCCCAGTCGTGGGATGATATTCATGGGGCCGCCTGGTACTGGCAAGACAAAGACCGGGCGCATCCTTATGAATGATAGTAATACCACCTTCATCTGGGTATCCAGTAAGGATTTTGACAGGCACAGGCCGGAATATGTGCTTTCGCTTTCATTTGACATGGCGCGGGATCTTGCGCCTTCTATCCTGTTTATAGAGGATATAGATTCATGGCTAGGCGGATATTGTACTGACTTACTCAAAACAGAGCTTGATGGGATACGGCAGAATAAAGGCCTACTGACAATTCTAACATCTAACTATCCTGAGAAGATGCCTGATGCCCTGTTGGATAGACCTGGCAGGTTTCACCATATCATAGATTTTGCATTACCGGATAGCGGCCAAAGGTCGCAATTACTAAAGCAGCTTTGCCCTGAACTAGATAATATAATGGTCAATGAAGTGGCTAAGAAAACAGACGGCTTATCCCATGCACATATCAAAGAGATTGTGGACTATGCTGCTATCATAGCAGACGTACAAGGCATTACGCTAACAGAAGCTATAAGAATAAGCTTGAAGAATATATTTGAGCAGAGAGAACTGATTGAGTCTATAAGAGCAAGGGAAAAGGCTTTTAATTTAGATATTATAGCGAAAGCAGTCATCCCCTACCGCGACCTGGGCAAAGCCGATGAAAACGTATCATGGGACGGCCCTGCTGAGGTTGCCGCTGCTGAGGTGTCTGACCTGAAACTGATGTGCGCATGGGTGGATTCCGCTAATGCTGATGTAAAGAGCGCATATAAACTCCCGCACCACAAGGCATCTGGACATGCTGCCGTATGGCGTGGCGTTGCCGCTGCTATGGCTGCGCTATTGGGAGCGCGGGGCGGAACGAAGATACCGCCTGGCGATAGGAAGAGTGTGTTTTCACATCTGAGTAGACACTACTCAGATTTTGGGAAAGAGTCGCCAGAGTTCAAGCAATATTCCGAGGCAGCAGTAAAGTGCATTAGCTGGTATAATGGCAGTTATGATGACGTAGACGGCTTTTATGAAATTGAAGATGATAATGAGCTAGACTCCTGGCACGACACACTAAAGGCTTTAGAAAATATGAAAAAAGAAACCGACATAGCCGCTCTTCAGGCGCAGATAGCGGAGATGCAGGGGCAGATGAACGAGATACTTGCGAGGCTCACCCCTGCTGAAACGCCTGATGAAGAGGAAGAAGAGGAAGAGCCAGAGGAAGAGGAAATAGACCTGACCGAAATACTGGCAGAGGTATTCGGTGAAGATGCTGATGAAGAACTGGATGGCGAGCCGCATATACTGACCGCAGAAGAGCGGATAGCGAAGATGCAGGGCAAAGTCATCCAGAAGTAGTAGCTTTATGAAAGGGGAAGTATGATGAAACAGGATAACATCAAGGAAAGATTCCGTCAACTAGATAACGACAGGAATAAGCTATATGATACCATAGCGAATAAGACGGAATCCGATAGAAAGCAGATAGAGGAAATAGAAAAAGCAATGGACGAGAAAACTGCCGAAGACCGAACTGCGATCAAGGAATTAAATGAGCAAATCATAGCTTTACGTTTGGAATGCAGTCATGTTTGGCAGGATCAGGATCCGGCAACAATAGATCTACTAGGTTTTCCATATCCTGTTTGTACTAAATGTGGTTTAGGTGAACTGACTTACCTGCTACATAGCCGTGGATGGACAGAAAGCATTTGAGCATGGATTAACTGGATCTCGTTCAACCGGTTTTGGGGCAGGGCTTTCCGTAAAAAATGTCCTGCACAATAGAATATCCACAAAAACGGGTCAGATGGCGAAGTTTGCGCTGACCCGTTTTTCTTTGCCATTTGACCCGTATCAAAGCAGAAATATCAGGCGCAAGCTGGAGATAGATTTGAGAGCTATCAGGCAACGGCGCTGGAGATATTAGCAAACCGACGTAAGACACGGAAATGAAAGAGAGACAACTGATTCGCAGAGGTGAAAATGATAAATGGCTTTAACTAAAGAAGAAATAGCGGCGCTGACTGCTGAGATACAGAAGAACCTGGATGCGCCGGCCAAGCCTCCCAAGGTAGACATAAAGCAGGAGCTTACGAAGCAGCTTGCTGAAGTCAAGACTCAATGGGATAAAGAAAAGGATGAAGCAATCAAGGCTGCACTGGCAAAGCAGGCAGAGGAACACGAGAAAGCCCTTGATGAACTCAAACCGCAGCCGAAGGAGAAGAAGCTGCCCACCAAGGAAAATGACCCGACAGGCGGCTTTCCTACCATTTCTGAGTTTGGCGAAGCTGTAGCGAAGGCTGGCATGGGCAGAGGGCTTGATCCTCGTCTGAAGATGATCATGGAAAAAGCCGCAGGTGCAGGGATGGAAGAGGGCGTTGATTCTGAGGGCGGATTCCTCGTTCCAGAGGAACACGCCACCAGGCTGCTTGAGAACGGCATCGGATCGTCTGATCTCCTGTCCCGCGTCACGGAGATACCCATGCAGAGCAATAGTATCGCCATTCCCTGTGTCGTTGACACTACCAGGGCGAGCGGGCTGTTGTTCGGCGGCGTGATCGTCTACCGCAAAGCCGAAGAGGGTACTGGCACATCATCCAAGCCGAAGATGGGTGAAGTAAGGCTGACGCTGCACAAGCTGTTTGGCCTGGCGTACTCATCTGACGAGCTGATAGAGGACAGTCCTGTAAGCATCGGTGCTATGCTTGAGCGGATGTTTACCGATGCCTTTGCCGCGAAGCTGGAGTATGAAATTATCAACGGCACGGGCACAGGCGAGCTGGAAGGCCTATTCCAGGCTAACTGCAAGATACAGCAGGACAAAGAGGAAGGGCAGACAGCCGACACTATCGAGTATGACAACATTGTGAAGATGTACTCCCGTATGCCTGGCAGGAACAGGCGACGTGCGGTGTGGCTGATCAATGACGACTGTATTCCGCAACTGTTCACGCTCAACTTGGCTGTAGGTACTGGCGGCGTTCCAGTATTTATGCCTGCCAATGGTGCATCTGCAACACCTTACGACACGCTGTTTGGCAGACCCATTATCAGTAACGAGAACTGCGCCACCATTGGTGATGCAGGCGACATCTGGTTCTGGGACCCCACCGAATACCTGCACGGCGTAAAGGCAGGAGCGGGCATCAAGTCCATGACTTCACTACATTTCAAGTTCGACACGGACGAGACGGCTTTCAGGTGGACGTTCAGGGATGATGGAATGTGCTGGTGGCCCGGTGCTTTGACGCCGCGTGTATCAAGCACCACGCTGAGTCCTGTAATCGACCTTCAAGCGAGATAGCAGCGAAAGCTGATCAGATAAAGAGGTGAATTCGATAAATGGCTACTTTTACTGAAAACAACAAGATAGTGCCAGGTATAGCTCCCATAGACCTGAACGGCGGAGTCAGGAGCGGCGATTGGGTAAACATGGCACACTACAACCGCCTCACTATCATCTTTATGGGCGGGGCGCTCACTGGCGCGCCGACACTGACCATCAAGAAAGGCACAAGCGTAGCTGGCGCAGGCTCAGTGGCGATGGCGTTCAACTACAAGACGTGTACCAATCCAGCGTCAAGTGATTCGCTGTCTGCTACATTCACAGCCGCAACGTCTTCGGGCGTTAAGTTCTCTGCTTCTTCCACCAACCCGCTGATCGTGGTGGAAATAGAGGCAAGTGAACTGGCGACGACTGCCACGGCTTATGACTGTGTAGCAGCGGTAGTGCCTGATCCGAGCAATGCTGCTCTTGGTGCTGTGCTGTATATCCTGAGTGAGCCGAGAATCGGCAGGGACGTGCCGCCAGCGGCTGTATCCTAGCACTAACTTACTGAGGGGGCTTCTGCCCTCTCAGTTTACAGCAAAGGGGAATATGATGGGAACGACAATAAGGCTTCTGAGGGAATGGATGGGCCATACTGGCGATGATACAGAGGGCGAGGGCCAGGGCGAAGAGCTTAATGTTACTGAACGCTTTGCCAAGCAGCTTATAGACAGGGGTACGGCTGTCATGGTTAAGCAGCCTATGCCCGATGAAATACCTACCGTCAGGGTCAGGCTCATTGATGAGTGGATGACCAGACCAGGCGACAAGCAACTGGGCGAGGGCAAAGGGCAGGAGTTGAACATGCCAAGACCGTTAGCGGAGAGGCTGATCAGGGAAAAGAAAGCCGTAGACCTGGATGCTAAGCCCAAGCGCAAGCGAACCCCCACGAAGAAGCGCGTAAGCAATCCGCCGAAAAACAAAGCAGTTCAGGCGGAGGATACAGAAAACAAATAGCCAACAAAGAGAGGTGAATCTCTTTGGCTACAACAATACAAGATGATTTTGTTTCCGGCCTGTACTACATATACGAGAAGGCTATAGGCAGAAGCACCACAGGCGACGTGGCTAAGTTCGGCACGGCTGACGTGGTGATCGGAAACACATTAAATGATATAGATTTCTACGTCTACGGCGGCGAGACTAACTATCTCAAGTACGATTGCGGTAACAGGAAGCTATCACTGGTAGGCACAGCATCCTGTATGGACATAGCTGCATCAGGCGATAGTACGTGCAGCACCTTTACGGATAGCTTTAACGAGGTGCTGAACGTCTACAGCGGCGTTCCAAGTACAGGTGATGACCTGACCAGCGGCACGCCTTTTTGCGGCATACACAGCCGATCCGTATGGGTGAAAGCCCAGACCAACGACATATCCATCTATGCGATAGAGGGACATTTCCGACCGAAAGCCAACTGGACGCAGGGTGTCCATGCTGCTGTGCGCGGCTACGTGGAGGAATCTGGAAGCACCACGCACGGCGGGCAGACATCGGCACTGTTAGCAAGTGTCGAGACCAGTTCAGGCTTCACCCTCTCAGCTAGCTCCTACCTTGAAGGCTTGCGGGTGGAGTCGCTGATGCACGATACGTGTACATTGACAGGTACGCTATCTGGAATATACATAGCAAAGGGTAGCGGGAAAGAGCAGTTTAAGTACGGCATCTATATAGATGATTCTGCTGAGGTGTCAATATATAGCAATACGACACCATCAGGAACATCTGCTATTAACGCATGGGAATGCACTGTTACAGACGCCTGTACCACGTCCAGCGGCTATGCTTACGGAATCCACGTTACAGCTAACAACACAGGTGCCAAGTCAGGAGGCTGTTCTAACACGCAGTTCAATCCCATCGGTGTAGATTTCACACTTACGGCGGGCGGTTCGGCTGGATTCTATGCGCTTTACGCCTATATCATGAAGAGCGGAAGCCCAACACTTTCCAGCGCGGCGGTAGCAGGTGTCAACGTGGAACTTACGGAGCTTGGGGCAATAGACTATTATGCAGGCTTGTGGGTGAACAAATACAACACAACCAAGGCGACAGGGCCAGATGCATTCTGCTTATTCAGTAACCAGGGATCAGGCGTAACCAGGACATGTTTCTATGTCCAGGGTGATAAGCCCGATTACTTGATACAGACTGCTAACTATGCCACAGATAACATGATGGTGGTAGGTTCGGGAACATACTCTACAGCAGATGGATATTTCAAATGCTACCTGGGAACGACAGAGGTACGTATACCATTTTACACGGGCGTAGACGCATAATATTAGTGAAAGAGAGCGTTTGCCAGGCCGAAAGCCCTGGCACAGGGAGTTGAAAAACATAAATGCCTAGAGCAACAGGCAACTGGAAAATAGAAACAGACTGGGCATCAGGTGAAATATACTGGTATGAGAAAGCGGTCGGACGTAGCACTACAGGCGACCTGGTGAAAATAGGAACATCTGAGGTCGCTATCGGGAACACAGGACAGGATGTTGACCTGAAGGTATATATCGGTGAATCCGGCAATACCTACATGCAGACCGACGCAGGGAACGGCAAGGTCTACTTCTACAAGACTACTACAAGCACGTCTCCTGGCAGGTTTCTGTATATACAGGCGCTCGGTTCGCTAATGGCGTCTGGTCAGAACCTCCAGGGAATGCAGATCCGCTCCCGCGCAACGGGAACGGGGACGATAGCAGGAGGTACTGACGGAGCGGAAATCAAAGCCGGTCTAAACAGCAATAGCGACACAGGTACAATAGCGGGCGCGAGGGCTATCATAGCCAATATAGACGCCAAAAAAGGAACTATTACCACGGGAACCTGCCTTGAAGCGCAGGTAGACCTGGGCGCTGGCGGGGAAATCACTACGCTCTACGGTGTACGCGCTGCGCTGAATAACTCTGGTACAGTTACCAACGGCTACGCGTATCACGTCGATGCTGTGGCAGGCTATCCGTGGACGTATGGTCTATATATCAAGAGCCAGATGGCGACTACGGGCATCTATATTGGTACATCAACCACGGGCATAACATTCGCAGGTACTCTGACTACCGGGATCAGCTTCGGGTCCGCTACGGTGACGACTGACATCACCAAAGCCGGGGATATGACTATCAGTACAACCGGCACGACAAAGAACCTGACATTAAGTACCACAGGGGATATTGCGCTAAATCCTGCTGGTGCTGATATAACTATCGGAGGGGTTAGTGGCAGTGCGGGCAAGCTAACGGCACATGCTACGAAGCTAACCGTATACGGCGGTGACACTACAGGCGATGATCTGGTGTTGATGGCTAATAGCGCAGACAATGAAGCCATTACCCTGAACGGTGCAGGCGCTATAGCTTTTACCAATGCGAATAATGTGACGTTCAGCGGGCCTGTAGTCGAAGGGGAAAGCGGCGATACTACATGCGTCGCTCTGTCAAACACATCCAGGAACGGCATGGTAGTTTATTCGGGAACGCCCACCAGCGGCGGGACAGATTTTACCACTGGCAACCCGATTTCTGGCATACGCTCAAGACTTCTGGTAGGAACAGCCCAGACTAATGATACGTCATGGTATGGCGTATTCGGGCAGTTACGTATCAAGGCTAACAGGTCGCAAGGCATCGGCGCTGCCGTGCGCGGATACGTGGAAGAATCCGGCGATACTACTATGGCGGCTGGGCAGACTTCTGCACTTCTGGCATCAGTAGAAGTTAGTTCAGGCTTTTCGCTTTCTGCTGGTAATCTAGAAGGCTTGAGAGTCGAGTCATTGGCTGATGCTTCAGCAACTATGACAGGTGCTTTCAACGGTATTTATGTGGCAAAAGGCAGCGGAAAGTTGGAATTTGATTATGGCATCTATATAGACGATGCTGCAACGCGATCCATTTACTCCAACACAACGCCAGCAGGTTCCAGCGCGGTCAATGCGTGGGAATGTACGGTTACAGATGCCTGCACTACATCTAGCGGCTATGCCCACGGTATCCATGTCTCGGCTAATAATACGGGGGTTAAGACTGGCGGATGCTCTGCGACACAGTTCAACCCTATCGGTGTAGATTTGACTTTAACCGCAGCGGGAAGCGGAGCGTCAGGAGCAGGTTTTTATGCACTATACGCTTATATAATGAAGAGCGGATCGCCGGATTGCTCCCATTGTTCCGTGGCAGGCGTGAACGTGGAACTGACAGAGCTTGGCGCAATAGACTATTATGCAGGGCTGTGGGTGAACAAGTATAATACGACTTTGGCAAGTGGCCCTGATGCCTTCTGCTTATTTAGCAATCAGGCAACTGGGGTTACTCGCGCGGGTTTCTATTTCCAGGGCGATAAACCCAGTTATCTTATTCAGTGTGCTAATAATGCTACTGATAATATGCAGGTAGTTAGTTCGGGAACATACTCTACAGCAGACGGATATTTCAAGATATATCTGGCAAGTACAGAATATCGCATTCCATTTTATGCTGGCGTAGACTGAGTTCTATATGCGGCATGAGGATCATATATGAAAAGAAGCGATGCCACAATCATGAGGATTGATGGAATTGGAATTAGAAAAGATAGAGCTGGATCAGACAAAGCTAACAGGCAAAGATATTCTATCTCTTACAGCGGAAACACAGATACAGATCCGCACCAGGGAGCAGGGACAGGACGTGGTTCTGGTACTCAATGAATCTGTGCCAGCTTAACGGCTATGAACATGACGCATAAAAACACATCGGAGGTGAAAATGAATGCCTAAATCGACAGGAGTAACAAATATAGGCCAGGACTGGTCTTCAGGCAACATGGTGTACTTTGAGGAAGCAGTAGGCAGAAGCACGTCCGGTGATGTGCTGAGTATTGGAACGACTGCTGTGGCTGTAGGGAATACAGGAAATGACATAGACTTCACAGTCTACACAGGCGCATCCGCTACCTTTAAGGTGGATTGCGGCAATGCCGCTGTTGAACTGACAGCGACGCGGATAGACTGTAAGTCCGTCACAGCTAATACGGATGGTGCTTTTATCAAGGCGGGAACATCGAGTTCACCTATCGTCAAGGATACTAGCAATCTAAAGTTCGTCAGCCTATATTTCGATAACGGCGCGACAGGCGGTGACAATCGCGGGATATACAACAGGCTGTATCTTACAGGTGCAGGCGGCGGCGGAGAATCGCTGCGATCCTTTACGACGGTAAGCAACGTAGCAGGCAGTACGGCTCACGGCGCGCACCTCAGTCTGAGTTTCGGGACAAGTGGCAGTATAACAGGACTCGGTGTAGCAACAAGAGCGACGCTTCACGTTCCCAACGTAGTCATGTCGGGTGGTACTTATGCCGCAGGTCAGTCTGAAGTATATTTTGATGGCACAACAGCCCGGATAGCAGGTACTACTGTAAGCAGTATCCACAGGTTCGTTGCGGATGGGGTTTCGGGATATACAAATGACCTGCCCTACGTTTTCGAGTTTGTAGGGCTTAACTCCACGCAGTGGGAGACGACATTTTCAGATACGCCGGATCGCGGGCTGAAGATTCGCGTAAATGGCACAGCATACTGGATCGCCTGCACTCAGGCGACAACATAAATATGGCGGCTGCTGCGTATGTAGCAGCCGTAACGCAAAGGAGCAAATGAATGAAACCAATTCAATTTGAAGCGAGAATGCTAATAGGACTGAACAGGGCTCTGGGCGAACTGGCAGAGCAGAAAACCATCCCCAACAAGCTTTCATACTGGCTTATGCGTATCAGCAGGGAAGTAGTCAAGGAGATTGAAACCTTCGAGCAGGCACGCATGAAAATCATAGACAAGTATGCAGATAAGGATGAGGATGGGCAGTATAGAACGGAAAATGACCAGTACGTGATCCCCGACCAGGCTGGCTATGCCGCTGAATTCGAGGAGATTGCCGCTAATCCTATCGAAATCCGGTTCAACAAGGTCAAGGTGAACCTGGATGAGTTGGATAAGCGGGGCGTGGAAATCAGCCCTGAATCATATTTCTACCTTGACCTTATCTTCGATATAGAAGAAGAGACGGAAGCAGCAGAGGAAGCAGAAGAGGACAGCCCTGTTCAGATCCTTGAGATGAAAAAGGACTGATGTGAATGGCAACAGGAACAGTAACAGAAACTTATGAAAAGCTATACCCGGTAAAGAAGGTGACGCTTGACTGGACGAGTTCGGCTGGGGGCACTATCAGTGGCACAGCCTCCAGCCACCTGAGCGGCATAATAGAGCGGGTCTGCCTTGTGCCATCCAGCGCCACCGCCCCCACTGCCTTGTATGATGTGACTATACTTGACGACAATTCCCTGGACATCCTACAGGGGCTTGGGCTGAACCTATCAGCCAGCGTGAGCAAGCAGTTCGGGATAGGCGAAGAGGTATGGATAGAGGACAGCGCGGATACGGAGCTATACAAAACCAAGTCCTATTCCGGCTCTGACGCAACTGTATCAGCAACTATCCTCTACACCTCCGACATCATGCAGGACAGGGACACTGACACGGTAATTGACATAAAGTTCGACGCAAGCGGGACGACTGATAACCTTCTCGTGTACCTCTACAGGCGGCGTGACGCTACGTGGGATAACGACGAGATAGCAAGAACCAGTGTGGAGATCACCAGCGACGGCTCTGAGGACATCTATAGCATGGATCTGGATAGCTACGGGCCGGGGCATTACCGCCTGGGCATAGCATCCGCTGGCAGCACAGATGACTACGGAGTGGACATTGAGATGCGGCAGTATCATAGAGTCACCTTCCGTGGAATAGCAGTAAACAGCCCGCTCACGCTGGGCATAACCAACGCTGGCAACGCCAAGTGCGGCGATGTCATACTCTATCTGAGGTGAGGACATGGGAGATATTTCAGGGACATTTACGTGGGAGCCAAACCTTCAGGTAGCTGGCGTGACTGTGACTTTTACGGCAGACGCACAAAGCGAAACAGCGGGCGGCACTGTAGTCGCTATCACAAAGTACGAGTGGCAGTTCGGGGAAGGCGCGCCACTCGTAAATGGCGAGGATAGCGATGAATATGCGCATGTATTTGTAGACCCTGGCACTTATGATGTGGGATGCAGGGTGACTGATGCTGACGGAGCAAAGGCGACTCAGCGGAAGGACGTTGAAATAACCAAGAGGTACAGGGCAACGGGCAGATGGGATCAGAAGCCCATCCGGGCGACGGTGATACTAACTGAGTATGCAGCGGGAAATGCAGCAACGGGTAATAGCTGGCGACTGCCGTTTGATACGCTCAACCGGGACTATACAGAAATAGCGCAGAGATTCAAGCCGCTGATAGAAAACCCGGACGTACCGCCCACGCGAGCTATACTGGACGAGATAGAAGATCAGGTTAACGAGGCGATGAAGGAGTAGAAATGCGAAAGCTGATATTTGCGCTGGTAATAGTCATGATATTCGCTGGCTGCGCGAAGCAGGCGCAGCCACCGCCTGTTGATGGATTTGGCATAGCTGGTTGGCGCAAGCCGTCATATACTGCTACGCTGAATCACATCCATCCAATGGCGAGGGGACTACAGCTCATGTGGCTGATAAATGAGAGTCCCGCCGCCAGCCTGTTCGACCTGACGCGTAATGGCTACACAGGGACTATAACCGGCCCTACGTGGACACACGGCGACCGTGGGCCGGTGCTTTCCTTCGACGGCACAGACGACTACCTGCAAGCCACGCGCATAAGCGGTATGAGCGACTGGTCTGCCTATATCCGGTACTGTCCGATTGATGTTAGCAATGCCTATGCCCTGCTAGACCAGGGTGATATACTCATCACGCAGAACAGCGATGATATAGTCTGGGGATTCACAGACAGCGGGAATGTAGACAATACATCAACAGCCAGTACAGTCCTATCAAGCGGAACGTGGGTTAGCCTTCTTGCTACCAAGTCAGGAAGCAGCCACGTCCTGTACGTCAACGGTATATCTACTGATACACTCAGCGACGCCAGTACACCACTTACCAGCGAGACATATCTATCGGCAGGCAAGCGCACAGGGACGGGTATAGCTTACGTCGCATTGACGCCATCGAATCTTACCTCTGAGCAGGCAGTCAGCGGGTTACTTGAATACTCCCGCGGATCTGCCGATATGTCCGGGACGCTGTACGAAAATGCACCCGCGCCGAGACAGGGAACTATCGAATTCTGGACTAAGCCATATTTCGCTTCTACCGATACCAATACACGCTACCTGCTTGACGCTTCATGTGTCGTGCTTTACTGGAACGGTTCAGCGACGCAGTGGAAAGCTACTGTCAACGGCGTGAGCATCACCGCAAGCGATACCTTTTCTGCGAACACATGGATACACGTTGTATTGAGATGGGAGACCGAAGGGACTGATTCTCTCGACCTTGCCATTGACGGCACAGATGCAAGCACAGTGACGACCTCCCAGACGGTAGGAACGCCGTCGAGTACGCTCTACGTTCATAAAGACAACGCAGGGTCAAACACATATTCAGGTGCATCGGCTTTTAGATGGCTGAATAGGAAGATAGCTGATGCTGATATAGATACGCTATATGCAAGTGGAAATGGAAATCTGGACAGCTTTGACGTGACGCAGGATGTTGCGGCATGTTCAAATTTCACCGACAGCGCCACCTCCATCCGGGCGCAGCATAGGGGCAAGACAGTCTCGGCTATAACAGATGGCGCTACAGAGGACACACTGACCGTGGCAAGCGGAGCGGATAATTCATTCGCTGATAATGATGAGGTAGCTGTATATGATGCATCTGCAAATATTGTCTTCGCCAGTGTTGATGGCGATCCATCATCTACGAGTATGGCGATAGACGATGGCGCAGGCGGCGATCCTAATGCTGATGAAACGGTAAGTAACACAGCTTTTGTGACGAAAAACCTATTCTCTGATCCAGGGTTTGAAAGTAATTCAACGAGCTATATAACTGACGGTTCAGTTGATGCGGATTTTACACTCAGCATTGATAGCACATTGGCCTCATTTGATAGGTATTCCCAGAAAATTGTCATAGCAGGTGCAGATGATAGCGACGAGGTGCAACTGAGAAACCCCAACCTATCCAACGGCGGCGACTACGCGACACGGTTCTTCTCACAAATAGCAGACTTCGACTTCTATCCCGACCTGCCTGTTCGATGCTATATGGATATTGATGGCTCTGCAAATGTTGTAACGCAAGAACTATTTGCATCAATGCAGTTAAGAGATAAACACAGGGAATTCCAGGGATATGGCTATTCCGTCTGGGGCGATGGTACATATATCTATCTTGCTAATTATGGCGGACTCCACGCCTACTCGTTCAATGGAAGTGCATTCACCCATTTAGATCACATCGACGACGGCGGAAATGGCTGGGGCGTGTGGGGCGATGGGACGTACATATACCTGGCGAACCACTCCGATGGTCTGCGCGCCTACACCTTCAACGGCACGACGTTTACCAACGTGGGTCACATCGACGACGGCGGGTTTGGCTGGGGCGTCTGGGGCGATGGGACGTACATATACCTGGCAGATAATTATGATGGTATATACGCTTCAACCCCATACTTCGAGAATGGTTGGCAAGAGAGTACCATCTGCTTCACTGCCGATCAGGACGGCGCGCATAACTATAACGTGCGGGTGACTGGCGCGGGGGCTGGTGAGAATGATGCCACTATCTATCTTGACCAGTTTGAGTTGAGGCAGAACGCCGTCGCAGGCGGCGATTGCGAAGCCGCAGATGGAAACGGCTTGCCATCTGGCTGGTCAGACACAGGCAGCCCGGATGCGGATGAAACACAGACTGATACAGCAGATTATCACAGCGACACGTCCAGCATCTACCTCGCCAGCGCAGAGGAAAACGAGGGTGTTACTCAGAACATCACCGTAGAGGACGCAAGCTACTATACAATCACATTCTTCTCAAAGAATGACAACCAGGATGTTGACGTGACTCTAGGCACAGCAGCTACGGCGACTATTGACGCAACGACATCGACAAACACGTGGACTAAATTCAGTTATACTTTTCTTACTACCGACACGACATTGGTGCTTTCAGCCGTATCAGGCGCGGCTTCACAGAGCGGGTGGTTTGACGACTTCAGCCTGGTGAAGCTGGACACGGCGGACGCTACCAGCGCAGCAAGAACACTGGACTACCTGGACGGCAAGATTGACGATATACGGATATGGGACAGGGCATTGACGCCAGAAGAGGCGCACTGGCTACAGAGAGAACCTTATGCGCCCATCAAATAGATTACTACGCGCACAATGCGCATACAGACGTGCCGGTGATGGTCACTGGCACAACGGGGGCGGGGCTTTCTCTCCTTTCACTCGCCCCCCGCACTCATATATAGGATGATGTGAATTGGCAGATATTGTAGATCTGGGAAAAGTATTGGAATTCGTATTCGGCAGGTTCAGCATAGCATCTGGAAACGACGTGCTGGTACTGACTAGCAGTATAGGAGGGCCGGAGAGCATAGACGTGCCTGACGGTGACTACTCGGCAAGCGAACTAGCGACGGCACTCCAGACAGCCATGACAGCGAACGGCACGATCAGCGGTTCAACTATCACGTGGTCAGTCAGCTACAGCGACAGCACAGCAAAGTTCACCATCGACGCAGGATCAGGAAACACCGTGGCGCTAACCAATTCTGGCTCCGACGCCGCTGATACCTTTGGCTTCAACAAAGACCATACAGCGGCTCAGACTATTACCTCTGATCAGATAGTGCCTGGCGCTCCCGATAGTCTGGATATACCCAACTTGCATGACGGGGCTGAGAAGTGGATACAGAACAGGACGGAGCGCACCTTCACCAGCACCACATATTACAAGCTCTACGATGGTGATGGCGATACATGCCTGCTGCTTGACGATTATCCCATTACGCAGGTGCAGAGGGTAACGAAGGACGTGGAGGAAGGCATTAAGATAAAGAACACCAGCACAGATGCCAGCAACGCATACGCCGCTGTTGTGTTCGAGGATGACACGCCGTCTTACCTCAAGTTGGTTGTTGATGATGGCGATAACGTAAGTACAAGTTCGCTTTCCTTCAGCACCTACACCACGCTATCAACGCTGGTAGCTGCCTTCACCAGCAACGCCACCATATCAGGCGATGGCTGGGCGGCGGCTGTATATGACACGGACTACAACAACTACAGTACCATGCTGTTGATGGAGAACTTCTACGAGCTTGCCAACGAGTTCGGCGGGGGTACGGCTGATTATGAATACCTCTACATCGGCGGCGAGCCGCTACAGGGCATCAAGGTATATAAAGACAGGGGAGAGATATACCACGCGGGCGGATTTACGCGTGGACATAACAACATCTACGTCAAGTACACCGCCGGATATAGTATAGCACCAGCGGATCTCCGGCTTGCCGTATGTATTCTTGTGAAGACGTGGTATGACAAGAAAGATAACGCCGCCTACGGCATAGAGGAATACAGCTTAGGACACGTCCGGGTGCGCTATGCCAGCGGGACGCAGAGCGCCAGCGGGAATGTGGACAGGACGATCCCGCCGGAAGTGCTTAACATCGTGGATAGGTATGTGAATATAACGCTATGATCCCAGGAAAGAAAGTATCATACACACTCAAATCAGTTACAGAGACGCAGGATGCGGGCGGGTCTGCTACATTGACCATAGCCACTGTCTGCACATTCAAGGGGTCTACTATGGCTCCCTTGACGCTGTACGAGAATAGCCTGTTCGAGAAGCAGACTACGGTAGGCAGGTACAGGATAATAGCGGACTATGACCAGTTCGGGGCAGCGTACTATGCCAGTATAGAGGAAAGCGAAGAAAATATCATCACATACAACTCTACCAACTACGACATTATCCGCGTCAACGAGTTTGAGGGCATACCTGGACACCACTACGAGATATACGTGGAGAAGAAGCGATAATGTGTAAATGGGGTACAGATAAGCAAGTATTAGTTAAAATACCGACAGATCTATCATCTACAGGCGCAGTAGAATGGAAATACAAAAAGATAGATTTCTGCATAGCCGATATAGTACAGGCATTACAACGAGCAGGAATAGATATGCGGGGAAGCTGCTGTGGACATGGTAAAACATACGGACATATTCACTGCCAGGACGGGCGTATCTTGCTATTACTTCAGGGGAAAAATGCAGATGATTACTATACCCATAGAACTCGACTATTTTTATCTCTCTTTGTCAGGCAGTTGAGTTGGGTCTCCTTGAGATATCCATATCGCTTGATAAAGGACTTACTGCATTATCTGAGGAATACAAATGACATCTGAATATATAGCACAAATAGTCAACAAATGTGACCATTATCTTCGCCCTGAAGAAGCCCGGATACTCTACCAGACGGCAACAGACATCGGCGCAAAGAGGCTGCTGGAAATAGGTGGCGGGGCTGCGTGTTCATCGGCTATTCTGGCGACTGTAGCTATGGAGAACAACGGTTTGCTGCTTACAGTGGAGATAAGCCCGCGAAGTGACTGGAAGGCGAACCTGGCTGATTTAGGGCTGGCTGAATATGCGAAGCTGGTAGAAGCCGAATCGCCGTGGGTGAATATCGACGCCAGGATGGTGAGTCTGGACTATCTATTCGTAGACGGCAATGGGCGCATGAGGTGGGTGCTTGCTGACTACCATTTCTTCAGCAAGTTTGTCAGGGTAGGCGGGAGGATCGCTTTCCACGACTGGTGTGGCGGGCGGCATTCACCAGATGGTGTAAAGCGGGCGGTAGGGGCGATACTTGAAACCGATGACCTGAAGGAGGTGGCGATCAGTGAGGCAGAGAAGCAGGGGCTTATCGTGTTTGAGAAGATGAGCGATAGGCTGGATTTGCCGGACGAGAACGGGGTGTATGCAGCAAGGCCGGTGAGGGCAGTAGGAAGCTGGTTGGGTAACTGAAAAGGAGAAGCCATGACAGATGCAGAAATACAGGACATCCGGATCCACTGTAACAAATCCATGAGGCTGGAAGAGGGGCGCATACTCTATGACACAGCAAGCGAGATAAAGGCGAAGTGCATATTGGAGATAGGCGGCGGGGCTGGTACGTCCACGTCGCTTCTGGGAACGGTAGCTAAAGAGAATGATGGCAGATTGATTACTGTGGAACCTAACCCCCGCCAGTCGTGGTTTGATAACCTGAAACGGCTTGGCATAGAAGAGTACGTGGAGTGCGTCCAGGCAGAGTCACCGTGGCTACGTGCAGGCATAGAGCCTATCGACTATCTGTGCATCGACGGTTCTGGCATCATGCGATGGGTGTTGGTGGACTACCACTACTTCGCCCCGTTTGTGCGCGTAGGTGGGCGGATAGCGTTTCACGATTGGTGTGGTGGGGTAATGTACCCACATGGCGTCAGGCGAGCCGTAGCGGTGATAATGGAGACTGACAGCAAGATACTGAAGGAGATAGCAAGGAATGAAGATTCGCCGAGACAGGGGATCGTCGTATTTGAGAAGGTGAGAGAATGCCCGTTCGTTGGTATGGAGCAAATGTTGAAGCAGCAACGCAAGCAGTTACAGTCGGAAACCTGCACAGAGCAGGGGCATTGATACAGGGAACGGCAAAAGAGTTATGCCCTGTAAAGACAGGCAATCTCAAAAGCAAGATAACTTATGAGGTTGATGAGGTAGAACTGAAGATGCGGGAAGGCAGTAATGTCATCTATGACCCCTTTGTCGAATTGGGGAGTAGCCGCAGTCCCGCACAGCCGCATCATGTACCAGCTTTAGAAGCCAACTTTCCGGCGATAAAAGAGATGTTCCATAATATCAAGCTGGACACAGCAAAGGCGCATGAAATACGCAGGGCTACACTTGGCGCATACATTGAAAGACTGGCAGGATAATGGACGCACTATTCGACGCTATACAGGCAAAATACACGGCAAACAGCACTCTGTCAAGCGCGCTATCAGGCGGCCTGCACAGGATAGAAGCCAAGCAGGATGCAAGCTACCCATTCGCCGTCTATTCCATGCCTTCTGACGTGACGGAATACACGTTTGACACCGAATGGGAGAACATGCTGATACAGTTCAGCATCTATCACGATGGACGTTCTGATGCTACTGTCCAGGACTGCTACACCAAGCTGAAGACAGTGTATGATTTGTGTACGCTATCCATCAGCGGTTATACGCAGGTTGTCATGGCGAGAGAATGGCAGAATTTAATACGGGAAGAAGATGTCTGGCAGTATAGCGTTAGATACAGGGTGAGGTTCTACAAGGCGAGGTCATGATAGAGACATACTTTCTATATTTTGTTTTCCTATTAGCTGCTTTTGTCTGTGGCATGAGGGTACAGCGATTTTTTGATAAGAGGAAATGAAAAGGAGAGAAAGCATGATAAACTTGCTGGATGAAACGGTAGATGCGCTGATGGAGCATGGCAAACATCCCTCTGAAGTTCTATGGGTAGGGAATAGCGAATGGCATACAACGTGGGATGCCTTTACTAAAGTAGCGAACAGGCGGTATGATGACGGACTCGGTAGGGAAGAAGTCAACGGAGATCTAATGATAGTCGGACAGGACTGGTGGCTAGAGCGCAAAATCTATGATGGTCAAGAGGAATGGGCATTCAAAACGCAGCCCAAACTTCAGGGCAAGAAATCTACAGGGCCGCCTTTAGTCAATTGGCTTATATGGAAGGAGAGCAGGGACAGCGAATGAAAACAGTTCTCTGCATAGGACGCTGGCAGCCGCTTCACAAGGGACATATCAAGCTTCTGACCGACGTGATAAGGGAGGGGAATTTTCTCGTAGTCGGGATCAGGGACACGCGGGCGGGAGATCCCCGTGAGAATCCATACACAGTCAAGCAACGTAGGCGGATGATAAAGAACGCACTGGGCAAGTACAAAGACAGGTACGCTATAGCTGTTATCCCCGACTACTGGTGTGACCTGGAAGTGAGGATAGGGCGCAAGGTCGGGTATAAGGTACAGCGGTATGACGTGGATGTTGAGGATATATCAGGTACGAAGACGCGGGAAGTGTTGAGAAGAAAGGGGAAGCTGTGAAAATCGAGACGAAGGACGGATTGGCGCTATCTGATAATATAATAGAATCACGACGCAGACTGGCATATATGCTAATTACTTTCGATGCCCTGTGTGAATTGTTCAAGGATAGAGAAATACACGTAAAGGTCGAAAGTAGTTTGCCTGCTGATGCCAAGTTAATTCATATCGCTTGGGATACGGATCGGGCGATGGTTAGGCTGTATTTTGAGAGTAAAGATTTCCCTGTAGTTGAGCCGTATGAGATTGTAACTCATCACATAAAGCCATTATTCCACTATATAGATATTGACTAGAGACACTTATAGAAAGGGGAAGTTATGAAGCTTGAGGAATGTAAACAGCAACTAGGCAAAATAATGAGGGTTCTTTCTCTACGCCCCAATCCTTGCTTGCAGTGTCCACTGGCTATCAAGGATGCTGATGGAGGTGTCTATACTCCTATTGTCGGGGATGGTATGTGTGGAATATGTAACAGAGGTACATGGGAGATAGGTGATCGCAGTATAGAGGTAGAGGGCGAAACTATACCGATGTGTCGTGAATGCGAAGTAATGCTCAAAGAATTGATAGTGAAAGGTGGGTTATGATAATCTGGCTAACAGCTAACAGTGGCGCAGGCAAGACCACCATCGGCAAGCAACTGGCATACCGTAACAACGGTATATTGCTTGACGGTGATGACATGCGCGCAAGCATCTCACTCGGAGCGGGCTTCAGTAAGGAAGAGCGGGAGGAACACAACCTGCGAGTAGCGAGGCTGGCGAAGGTCATGGAAGCGCAGGGCAAGCTTGTCATAGTGTCGGTGATAGCACCATTCAAGGACACGCGATCGAAGATAGATAAGATGATATGTCCCGTGTGGATATATCTCGTATCAGCCATCCGAAGCCAACCGACGAAGGAGCGACCGTATCAAATACCCGGCAACGCATCACTGGTAATAGATACAGATATGATGAAGCCGCTTGATGCGGTGTGTATGATAGAGTCGCAGATATTGAGGAAGTATTGGTAATGCCACACGCATTCTTTATAACAGGTACAGGCAGGTCAGGAACAACCACTCTTGCAGCCTTGCTCAATACCGACCCACAAGCTGCCGTCTACCATGAACCACACGGCAACGAGGGCCAGGCATGTATACAGGCATACTGCTCAGAGATGGCAGCTACGGCGTATATTGAGAAGCGCAGGGAGTGGATAGCCACGCATCTGAACACTGGCCTGAACTACGGCGAAGTCAACGGCTATCTGCGCTTTCATGCCGATGCACTCAGGCAAGCGGGCTACCCCGTCTACCAGATAATCCGTGACGGCAGGGACGTGGTACGGTCGGGCTATTCCCGTAATACATATAAGTTCGGACACATGACCTGTATGATAGAGCCGAAACCTGGCGATCTGTGTTTCTACGACTGGCTGTCTATGACACGGTTTGAGAGAATATGCTGGCACTGGCAGATGGTGAATGAGTATCTGGCAGACAGGGTGGAGGATGTGCTGAAGTTTGAGGATATGATCGGCAACTGGGAGGCGGTCTATTGGTTCACACGGCAGATCGGGGTAGACGTAGATAAAGAGACGTGGAAAAAGAAGCCCGTCAGGAATGCCACTATCAAACATAGCTTGCCTGTGTATGACAAGTGGGACATGCATCTGAAGGATAGCTTCTGGCGGATATGTGGCGACACTATGGCGAAGTTTGGGTATGAAAGGAGATAGGGATGGAAGATATAGAACGATATAGTAACAGTTCACAACGCAACTTGGAAGATTACCCCATAGACTTTGATGGTAAACCCTATCAGAGCAATATAGAGGTGCTACTAAACTACGATGACTTAGCACAACTACTCCATCTAGCAGAGGAATATAGAATTCTAAGGATAGCTATAGAGCCAAAGGTTGATCAGATCGCTATTGTCATAGAAGGCCCTGATCTGTATCAAAGAACAGCAGGTAGCCAAAGAGTGCGAGATCATGAGGCTATAGCGAGACTACTATTAGGCAGAAGCCGTACATTCCGGCCAGACACAGATGTTCGCCATCGAGTAGTAGATCAGCGATGGCTCTGGCTTCTGGATTTTCTGGAAGACCCGCTAATCAAAGCTAACTGGAAGCGATTTGTTGAAATGAAGAAAGGAGATAGGGATGTCCCTGACACTCATAATCGGCGCATCATTTAGCGGCACATCCATGATTGCCCACGTATGCCATGCTAATGGCGCATGGATGGGTGAGATACTGACAGAGCCGCCAGAGGAATACAGGGAGTCACAACACTATGATTTGTATGAGAACATCACGTTCCGTAGCTTATGCCGCAATGCACTAAACATCGACACCGAGATAGACAAGAAATCACTAGACAAGCTATTCAAGGCGTTCTTCGTGTCACTACCGACTGACAGTGAATGTGTGGTTCTGAAGTACCCCAAGGCATTCTATCTGCTGCCTGCGCTGCGTGATAAGTTGCAGGTAGAGCCGAAGCTAGTCAATGTCATACGCAATCCCTTCAGGCGGGCATTTAGCTACGTTCAGCGGACGCAGGTATTCAATGTCCCGTATGCGCTGATGGAGTGGGATCAGGCATACATGCAGGCGGCAGAAGCCACAGACGGGCTGGATATGTATACGATTCTGTATGAGCGGTTCCTGAAAGAGCCAGAGATGGAAGCAAAACAACTGTTTGACTTCATTGGCTTGAAGCCTGAGAAGGTGGACGTGAGCATGGTAGATACGGGGAAGAGGCACTTTTGAAAAGGAGAAGTCATGCTGATACGAAAGAAGAGACTAGATGAGCTAGAGAAGCGGGTAGGTGTATTGGAGAACACCATAGATGAACTCTGGAAACGCATGGATAGAGACAGATTGGAATGCAACCTACCGCATTTGAGTAAAGAAAGCGTAGAAGGAATAGTAAGACAGCATATAATACCAGTTATAAGAGACATGGAAAACAAGAAGTAGTATAACAGTCCCGTTTATAAGAACGGCAAGCGTATAGATAACGTAGATTGGGCAGTCGCCAAACGGTAAGGCATCGGCCTGTTAAGCCGACAAATGCAGGTTCGATTCCTGCCTGCCCAGCCAGATAAAGGAGAACAATATGTCAAGCGTAGATGTGGAAATCAAACCAGGTTGCGAAGAACTATTCGACCGAGTTGCTAATATGCTAAACGCTGCAAGTGCAAAAGCCAAGCGAATCCAATCTCTACCGCCGAAGAATTTGCAACAGATAGAGGTAGACACTTTTTATATCGAGAAAGTAGCCGAATTTGAAAATGGAATGCCTTTTAGCCCTGTTATCGGTTATCACTGGGAATGCAGTATTCCTGGCGTTCTAATAAAGGATGTAGCTGTATGGGATCATAAGGTATATGTTGAACTAAGTGAGGACTCCCTACGCCCTGTCATTTCTGAATTTTCTAAGGGGAAAATAGGCAGTGGTGACTGGATTTTCGTATAGATAGCATCTAACACAACTTCATATCAACACAAAAACGGGTCAGGAGAAGCAGACTGCACTCGTTTTTTTTGTTTCCCTGACCGCTTGAAAGGGCATACAGTGGATATTCTCGTAGTAATGACAGAAGGCATAGGCAACATGGTCATGATGACGCCTGCGCTACAGGCAATGAAGCAGGCGCGTCCAGAGTGCAATATCACCGTCCTGTGCAAAGAGCCAGCGGCAAGCGTGATCAGGGGATGGGATGTGATAGAGCGCGCCATATCAAGGCTAGGACAACGCAGGTACGATATAGGCTTTCTCTCCATCTGGTCTGGCAAGTACAAGACAGAATACCGTGACAGGCTGGGAAGCAAGTGCAATGAGGTAATAGAGATAGACTACGAGGATATAGAAAAGCACGAGGCAGAATATCACCTGGACATGGCATGCTATCTGGAATACGAGGGGGATCTACCCGACACTTTCTGCATGTCTGAGGATGTCCATATCAAGCATGATAAGCCCCTGGCGGCGTTGTCCGACACCTGCCTGCCGCTTCAAGCCTGGCAACGTAAGCGATGGCCGTATTACCCCGCTCTGGCAAAGATGCTGATAGCGAAGGGCTTTGACGTATGTTTGATAGGCGGGAAGTCCGAGGCAGAAGCATTCAATCCAGGCGACTGGCCGGATGGGGTAATCAACTGCCTGGGGAAGTACACCATCCCCCAGACAGCGGGCTTGCTGGGGCAGTGCAACGTCTTTGTAGGGAACGACTCAGGGCCAGCACACATTGCCGCCGCTATGGGATGCAATACATTTGTATTGTTCGGCCCTACGCTGGTAAAGAAGAACAAGCAACTGGGCAGGAATGTGGTATTACTGACACGACAACTGGAATGTTCACCGTGTCAATATACCGCCCGCTGGCAATACTGCCATCAGTTTGACTGTATGCTTGCCATATCGCCTACGGACGTAATGCAGGCGATAGATGCAAATACGCATGAGGGCGGTGCTACGGCGGAGCGGCTAAAGCTTTCTGTCTGCATGATAGTGAAGAATGAAGAGGCCATGCTTGCGGGGTGTCTTGATAGTGTTAAGGACATAGCGGATGAGATTATCGTAGTAGATACGGGCAGCACTGACAGGACAATGGAGATCGCTCAGGGATATGAAAAGGTCAAGCTATTTGAGCATCCCTGGGAGGACTCGTTCAGCGTCGCACGTAACCAGGCCATCAGTCACGCAACAGGCGACTGGATATTGCAGATAGACGCTGATGAGAAGCTGGAAAAAGATGATATACCCGTACTCATGACCACCATCCAGAAGGCGCAGAGAGCACAGATAGGTGCAGTCAGATGTCCCCATTGCAGTAGAAAAATTGTAGACGAAAAATGGGTTCATGCCTTCAAGCTGGAGTTCCTGAACTACCTGGCAGATGGCGTTTCCTGGCACGCTTCGGAGAGACTGTTCAGGAACGGACATATAGAGTTCAAATGCCGCGTCCACAATCAGCCACATTACGACGGCATAGTAGCCCCGTCCATCCCCGTGAAGCTGCATCACTATGGCTATAACCTTGATAAAGCCACCATGCAGAAGAAGTACGAGCGCACAGAGCGGCTTCTGAAAATCTCCATCGAAGAAACACCCATAGGAGATAAGCAACTGGGCTTCTTCTACCAGAACCTCTTGCGCAACTTCCGGGCGCAGTATAAATGGGATGAGCTGGTAGAGACGGCAGATAGGATGTTTGCCATGATGGAAGCAGGAGAGATCACGCCATCCAGCCAGACCGAGCAGTTGTCGATGATAGACTACGTGTTCGGACTGGTGAAGCAGGAGAAGCCGATGGAGGCACTCATGGCTGTTGACTTGCTTGTAACGAAGCACCCGCTCATGATAGACGGCTGGTATCACAAGGCGCTGATACATTCGGCACTGGGACATCACGGCGAGGCTATAGCTGCATACGACTCATATTTGAAGTACAAACGGCAACTGGAAGCCATGCCGCAGAAGCCCGTGCTGATCCTAGATACCTGGGGCGGGGAAGCTACGGCATATAACAATATGGGCTGCGCGTACTTCTACGTCAACGACCCCGGCAATGCACTTTTACACTTCGGGATAGCGGCGAAGATGGACCCGGATAATGAAGGATTCAAGAATAACGTAAACCAGGTACTAGGTGCGATACTGGAGAACTTCAATAAACAACAGCGAAAGGAGCCAACGACTGAGGAGTTGAAATACTAATGGCTCACGTATCAGGCAAGACTGGAGGCGTTACCGCCACTAACTTTGCCACAGGAGCATATAACTGGTCTCTTGACTGGACTGCTGACGCTTTGGAGACGACCGACTATGGCAGCTCAGGGCAGAGGGAATATATTGCAGGACTCACAGGCGGCAGCGGAACGTTTGTCGTCCGTGGCGACGCGGCAAGCAATACCGCATCAGTAGGAACTACAGTGGCGTTGACGCTTACCATCTCGTCAGGTAAGGCTTATACCATGACAGCCCTGATCACAGGCAAAGGCGAAACAGTGCCCGTGGACGGGCTTCACGAAACCACAGTCAGCTTCGTGGCAACTGGTTCTATAACAAAGCCGGCATAAGGGGTGATCGCTAATGGCACACGTCGCAGGAATGACAGGAGCGGTATACGCCCGTAAGTTTTACACGAAGGCGGCGACTATCTCCTTTGCCGATACAAACCCGGACACGATCCTTGACAGCGCAGCGGGCTTTAGCGGTGCTGAGGCTGGCGACTATGTGACTGTCTCAGGCGCAGCGCAGGCGGGTAATAACGATACGTTCCTCATAGGGACAGCATTACCCGCCACGCTGACGCTGGATGCAGGGGAAACGCTGACTGCTGAAGCGGCGGGGGCGACTGTAACCGTCTCCCAAGCACTGCCCTATGAGCAGCTTCTGGGCTTCAACGGCATAGACCTGAATCTGGAAGCCGTGGAGCTTGAGACGACGGACTTTACCGACGTAGGCGCATCAACACCCGGCAGGCATTATATAGCAGGTCTGACCAGCTTCAATGCCACCTGTACACACTGGTGGGCATCCACTGACCTGCTGGGGTCATGGACTGGCGCAAAGAAGTACGTCGCCTTTTTCGTGAAGTATAACAGTGCGCCGGCAACAACCACCTGCTATTACTATCATGGCTACGTGATTACGACAGGGCTGGATACCAGCGCACCTGTTGACACAGTAGTAGCACAACCGTTGACGCTTCAAGGAACGGGAACCATAACATCGGCAACGGCGACAACCGCCTGGCCGACATAAGATAGGGGAAAGGAGCATGAATATGCCAAAAACAGATAACCTGGGCGATGCTGTGGGAATGCCCAAGACCATTACCATCAAGGGCAAGGAATATACCTTCAGCCCGCTTACAGTGAATGACTACGCCGAGTTAGAGGAGTTCATCAAATCGCACAGACAAGAGCAGATCAGGAAGCTCAAGCTGCCTGCGGAGAAGGAAGCTGAGGCTCTGCTGGCTACGCTTGACGCAGATATAGACGAGATTGGCGATAAGCTACAGGTGGCGAGGTATACCTGGTGGCTTGCGCTACGCAGGAACCACAAGAACCTGAAACTCAAGGACATGGGCGATCTGATAGATGAATCCGTTATCGAGCAGATTAATGAGGTTACGGGGGTAGCTGAAGCCGGCCCCCCGGACGCAGAAGGGGTGGCAAGCGCAAAGTAAACTGGAGGCTTGTCTTTCCCCTCCTGACCAAGTATTACGGGTTTATGCCCCAACAGATAGGGGCGTTGACCCTGTACCAGTATGATATGTACGTTGCTGGCATCGCTAAAGTAGAGCGGATTCTGAACCCGCAGGCAGGCGGGAAGGAAGAGTACGAGTACGGTGTGGATTCAGCAGACGAAGGCGACAGGGAAATGGATCGTATAGTCAAGACTGCTGAGACATTCGGCATCAAGCCGCCCAAGTACCAGCCGGATAGGTGGTGATATAGATGACACCTTTTTACAGGCCAACTGAGACTAAGGATTTTTCTTATATACGCTATCAAGGTAGTGGTGACTATAACAGCACATCTGAGCCGTATATAACCGCAGACGACCATACATGCCGCTTATCTGTAGATATAACGCCACTCATGAAACAGCTTATAGGTGGCAGTATCGAGGAATTCACCGCCGATATAAAAGGCTTAGAAGAGAAGATTTGCGCCATGTATGAAGCTATAGAAGAGTTCAACGAGAAATATAAGATACAGATAGAATTGTCCATCGAGGCAGATATGAAGATGGATAAAGACTGAAATCACGGGACGGGTGCGGTTCAAGTCTCCTCTTTTCCGTGCCTGTCCTGTGATTCAGGTGTTCTTTGATAATTGAATATGATTGACTTTTGACCTCTTTTGTGTTATAATTGTTTATAATTATTTATAATTGATATTATCTAGTTATTTTCAATTATAATGCAAGGAGGTTAAGATGGCACAGAACGGGAAAATTCTGACATTAGTACAAGCAGCAGAATTCCTTCAAGTGAGTAAACCGACACTTTATAAGTGGCTTGCGCTCAATAAGATTCCAGCTTATAAAGTTGAAGGACATTGGCGGTTCTTTGAGGATGAATTGAGACAGTGGATACAAGCGCACAAGAGGGATTAAGCAGATGCCACACAGGAAAATAGAAAAAGCCATAGATAAAGTGTTATTGCAGGAATTATATGTAGATGAGTGCTTGACTATAGCACAATGTGCCCAAAAGCTTAGGCGATCTGCGAGTGGAATAAGATATTACTTAGATAAATATAGCATTGAACGGAGAGCATCGAAACTGCCCAAGAAAATGATTCCCCGCGAATTGCTAGAAAAATTGTATATTCAGCAGAAGTGTACATTGCGTGAATGCGGTAAATATTTCAAGGTTGATCCTGTCACGATCAGAACTAGGCTACAAGAGTATAGCATTCCTGTAAGAAGCTACAGTCAGGCCAGAAAACTCTGGTGTGCTAAACCTGAAGTCAGGCAGAAACTCAGCAAATGGGCCAAAAAGGGCATGGCTAAACCTCAACAGAGGGAAAATATAAGAAGAGTAAATATAGGACATGTGCCTGCAAATAAAGGTATAAAATCAGCAGTCAGGGGTTCTAATCATCCACAGTGGCAAGGCGGTAAAACTAGCCTTACTAATAGCATTCGTGCTAGTGTCCTATATGCAGAATGGCGCGTGAATGTTTTCGAGAAGGACGATTTTACATGTCAGTGCTGTCATAAGCGCGGCGGCTATTTGGAGGCACACCATAAAGTCAAGCTGGCTAAGATTTTGAAGGAACTTCATATTACGACTATAGATCAAGCACTCGTTTGTCAAGCTTTATGGGATGTTGGGAATGGAATCACGTTCTGTTTGGATTGTCACGCTAAAAAAGATAAGACTAGGCTTCAGTTTCTTAAGAGAGATCACCAATTCCTTTTGCCTGGCTTTGATCCAACTCCAGTAGACATGGAAATGCCAGTTACTATTAGTTACATTGCTGAATATGTTGACATCAGCACCTCTACTATAAGGAAATGGGCGGACAAAGGAATACTGAGGACAAAGAGGAATGAGCGTGGCCATAGAATATTTCCTCAACCTCAAGTAACGATCACGAAAATACAGGATATTCTTAACGGCAATAATAGTGCTGATTTCTAGTCAATCATATTCAATAACATTTAGGTAAAATATAATAGTTTGTAAAAGAGGAGACATGCAGTATACCTGCTGTCTCCTCTTTTTTATTTTCAAGTAGGTGGTCAAGATTCTTTTAGCTGAAGCATTTGTCGAGGTATCAGCTTCAACATCTAAACTCAAAACGGGCTTACAGTCTGCCCGTAGGCAAACGGAAACCGCCATCGGCAAGATGGAACAGACAGTTAAGGGCTTCAGTAGTCAACTCCGCGTTGCCGGCATAGCGGCTACGGCAATGGGGGGGGCTATCACTGGTGCCCTTGCCCTCAGTATCAAGACCGCGGCCGGTTTTGAGCAGCAAATGGCAAATACGAGTTCAGTCCTTGGCGGAACTACTGACCAAATATCCAAGCAACAGAAACAACTTGGCAACTATGCCCGTGAGATGGCACGTCAGACTGTATTCTCTGCGCGTGAAGCTGCCGGTGCGATGTACCACCTTGCTTCCGCAGGTATGGCTACCGAAGAGATTATGAAGTCACTGAAGGGAACGTTGGATTTAGCTGCCGCTACTGCATCGGGCCTAGATGAAGCTACAGCTACAGTTGCCTCAACACTTAAACAGTATGCCCTTGATGCTTCAGAGGCAGAACGCGTAAGCAACATATTCAGTGCGACCATCAGTTCAAGTATGGCAACGATGGACAAGTTGACTGCCAGTATGTCCTACGTCGGCCCGGTCGCTAAGTCCGTGGGAATGACGCTGGAAGAAACAGCCGCTATACTTGGGAAAATCTACGATGCAGGTATACCCGCTTCTATGGCTGGAACCTCCCTCCGCATGGCGATGGCTAAGCTGAGCAAGCCCACCAAAGACGTGAAGAACGCCCTGAAAGAGATGCAGCTAACTGTCACTGATGCGAGTGGTAATCTGCGCCCGTTCATTGAGATTATTCGCGACCTGGGCGACGCTAATATGACCACGGCGCAGGCAATGGCTTTATTTGGCACACGAGCAGGGCCGTCAATGTTAGCTCTTGTCTCGCAGGGTGCAGCTTCTATAGATGTTCTGCGGGAGAAGATAACGGGAACCAGCAAAGCCACGGAAATGGCAGAGCGGCAGGTCAGTACCTTCCAGGGACAGTTGACTATCCTACGTTCAGCCTTCGAGGAACTTCAAATCACAGTAGGAACACACTTCCTGCCACTTCTGACGGATCTGGTCAAGCGGGTCAAGTCTATCGTAGATGCGATGGCGAACTGGGCGAAGGCGCATCCGACGCTAACCAACGCGCTGATGAAGATGGCGGCTGTGCTGGGTCCTATGCTGGCAGCGGGCGGCGTACTGATGATAATGGCTCCTACGCTTCTGAGCGTAGCCAAAGCAGCGAGCGTTCTCGCTGTCGGTCTTTCTTCTACGCTAGTGCCTGCCATCAAAGCCGCAGGTGCAGCACTGATCTGGCTATCAGCACATCCCGTAGTTGCAGCGGCCGGTGCGCTGACCATATTGGGTACAGCATTAGCACTCTATGTTAGCAAAGGCGAAGATGCCAAAAGAGTCACGCAGGAGTTAGTTGATACATATAGCAATCTGCAAAACCTGTCAGAGATAGAGATAGACGTAAAGATAGATAAAGCAGAAAAATCCCTGGCACGGCTATCAAAAAAGATATGGGATCTTCACGAGAGATACACAAAAGTTATGGAGGTCTACGCTAAAGCCGATGGTGGAATCTTCGGCATCAGCAAGAGCGAGGCCGGGTCAGTAGTCGCTTTTGTGGAAAAGGATCTCAGGAAAGTACAAGCGGAATATGACGAGCTTGCGGCTGCACTGGGAAAACTCAAAACAGCCCAGGAGGACTATACCTATGCCATAGTCAGGGCATCTGACGTATCTATAGCCGCAACTGAAAAGGACATGCGGGCAATAGGCGAGAAGATATGGAAGCTGAGGGAGACTGAAGCGCACTATAAGCGCATGGCAGAAACAGCCGTCGGGCAGAAGATGACCAAGCACTGGGAAACAGGGCTGGAAAGTGTCAGGAGCAAACTGGAGGCCGCCTTAGCCGAGTATGCTGCTGCCGATAAAAAGTACCAGGGTATGATAGCCAGCATTAATACATATAACGCTGCGCTTGCTGGCACTGCTGAATCCACAAAAGATATAAAGCCCCCTACTGAAGCTGTTACAGGTTCGCTATCCGACCTTCAGGATATTCTGACCGCCGCCAACCTCTCATTTGCCGATCTGGGCGTGAAGCTTGAAACCGATACAGGCGCAATGCGGACGTTTGGCGAAGTCGTGGTTGATACTTCAGCCGCGTTGAAGAGTCTACTCAAAGAGGGCATAGCACCACCGCCGCCAACTATAGCGGGCATTTCTGCCATGATGAAGGGTTTTGCTGAAACGCGTCCTGAAGAGGCGGCAAAGAAGCAGGCCGAGGCTGTAGGCAAGATAGCGGAAGGCTTGCAAAAGGAACTAGCTACTTTCAAATGGGGCGCTTTCGTCAAAGGGCCTGAAGGCGAACTGCGCTTTGTAGATACCCGCCAGATGGCTAAGGATAAGGCAGAGGCAGAAAAACTCTTTGCCGATATAGACAAAGCCTTCGCTAAACGCCAAGATACTTTCAAAGACGCGATGATACTCAGGGGCAAACTCTTCGAGTATGTGAAAGAAGTTGCAGCAAAGAATACCAAAGCCAGTTATGAAGCATGGCAGGACATGTCTGACGCTATAGGCAAGCTCATAGACGCTACGGCAAAGAAGAAAGAGAAAGCAGATGCAGATGAACTGAAACGGCTGAAATCACTGCAAGAAAAGATACAAGAAGCCATATCAGACGCTAAAAAAGCTGAAGTCGATGCTACTGAGAAAGCGAAGCAAGTCAATATCAAGGCATGGGAAGAACAGTATGATTACGTGCGAAATGAGCTTCGCAGCGTGCAGTACGCCTTTGAGGATATGCTGACGGGCTTGATGTCAGGCATGGACAGTTTCAGAGATACGTGGAAGGCGTTTTGGGCAGACCTGAAGGACATAGCGCGACGGAAGTTAGCTGAGTTGATAGCTGACAAAGCTTTCGATGCGCTTGCTGCTGTATTTGTAGGAAAAGGCACTACTACAACAACCAGTACCGATGAGCTAGGGCGGATCATGGGCTATGCGGCGAAAGAGGAAGCGGCGGCAGCAAAGGCCACAAAGAAAGCAGCGAAGGATCTGAGTTTGGCATCAGGTAATTTCCTGACCAGCATTAGCCAGATGGGGGTCATACTCGGATCGCTTGAGGTTATCGGCGGCCTTGCAAGTGCGGTCGCTGGCGGCGGCCCAAGGCATTATGCGCAAGTGACACCTGCAAGTGTGAAGATTACCGAGGAATCCAGAGAGATGCTGCGGTTCATGGGCAAGTCTGAAGCGGCTATTGATAATCTTGAGAGGACTTTGACTGAGCAGTATGCTAATGACATAGCATCGCTAAGAGATCAGATAATATTTTTCAGCAAGCACATGGCGACTACCCAGGGCGGCATCAAGGCGGGCATAGACGAGCTAAACGCCAGCACAGAAGAGATGTGTAACGTCTTCATCGGCGGCCAGGCGCAGCAGATGACCAAGACCGAGCTTGCGTCTGTGCTGGAGTCATTGACAGGCGGCATTCCGAGGGAATTGGGCAAGTACGGCAGGATGGACTTCAACATCCCGCCACTTCCACCAGCCATGCCCGTATCAACTATTCCAGATGAACTAAAAGCGGCAGCGGCAGCGGTGCAATCCTCATTTGCATCCGGTATAGGCGTGCCGTCCAGCGTCCTGAAGTTCAAGGACACGGCGATGAACCTGGCATTTCCTGAGCCATCAGTTCCGACTATCACATACGCACCAGGCGCAGCCCCCCCCGGTTCAGTGCAAGCCCCCGCGCGACAGACAGTGGTGGACAACATGAAAGTGGAGATAGTCTTTCCCAACGCCGACATAATGCACATGAGCAGGGGTGACGTGGAAACGGTGGTCAGAACAAAGATACTGCCCGCCTTGCGTGATGTAGAACGCTCAGGGCATAGCAGCAGGATATACTGAGGAATGATGTAAATGGCAGACGTGATGAAGCTAAAGAAAGGGGCAACCGAGGTCAATTTCTCCCCGCTTGCCAGGGAAGGTGCATACCTGGAGCCAGAGGACCAGGGAAGGGTAACGCATCTGACACTGGATAAGACTGTCTATCAATATGACTTTGCTGATAAGTACCTGAAAAGCGTCACGATCAACAATATGAGCCAGAATAACGCAGGCACGATCAAAAACTGGTTTAAGGCAGGAAGCACCATCAAATACTTTCCCGACATGATAAATGCGGCATCAACGAGCATCACCGTGAAGATCATGGGCGAGAGATTCCCGCTTCAGATCATGCCCGAAGGCGGCTGGCGCGAGAGCGAGTGGGCGACATGCAAGTATACGGGTACGCTGATACTGAGGGAGGCGTAGATGGCTGCCAGTGCAAGCTTCAAGGCATTAGCGGATGCGACATACGCAAAGCCCAGGGTGCGGTTCAAGTTTGACGACGTGAATTATAGTGACTATGTGCTAAAGATAGGGCAGATTAGCAGGGATACAGAGGTAACGGCGGGCAATGTCAATATTGATGTGGTAAATACCGATCAGACCTTTAACATCCTGTCATCTACACCGACGAAGCTAGGCAACTATGCACAGGTGGAACTGTATTTCCCCGGCTTGTCAGAATATGAATCGCTATTTAAGGGAACATTGGAAAAGGCGATATTCAATACAGATGGTACTGTTACACTGCAATGCAGGGACAGGATGGCGACTATGCTGGAGAAGCCGATAGGCTACGGCACAGCGCCCGTGACATTTGCAGCAACCGGCCCTGCATCGCTAGTCTGGGATATATTGACTAATACTAATTATGGCGAATTGAACAGTGGCACTACCACAGGCAACCCGGATATAGACTACACTAGCTGGACTAACTGGCGTACTAGCATGAACAGCCAGTCGTTTAAGCTGGCGGCGCGATCGGCAGGGGCCAGCATCAGGGAGTTATTGCAGTTAATAGCTGACCTGACTAATTCTCTGATCTGGGTAAATGGCGATGGCAAGTTCGACTTCCAGTGGAGCTTCTACAGCAATGACAGGCTCTTCACCCGGTCAAACTGTCTGGCTATCAGTAGGGACATAGAAGAGGAATCACTGGCAAATACAGTGGGTGCTGGCTACGGATATGATACTGACACAGGCTTCTGGGCGGGACTGACTTCATCTTCCAGTGTATCCAGCCAGGACGACTACGGCAAGAAAGCCGTATACTTCGAGAATAAGACCGTGTGGCACGCCACGTCTACCAGCGCATCCAACTTCTGCACGGGCTACCTTGCATTGCATGATGCGCCTATAGAGCATATATATCTCACTTCTACGCTATATGGCTATACAGCGTATATAGGCGGCGACGTGCGGGTTACGGATAGCTTGCTGGATATTAGCACAGCTAGTTTGAGGATAGAGGAGATAGACGGTATAGATGTCAACAAGGGGCTTATCTACCTGAGCGGGAGACTGATATGAGGCGAAGATATCCAGAAGTAGGCAGGCGAGCGCACGAAGATGACCCTTATGCCCATCACGTTCAGAGCAAGATATATGCTATCAAGGTCTATGCTCATGATGGTGCTCTTTCCGCCGGCGACGGTGCTACTTATGAAGCCATACCTTCATACCTGAATGGGATGAAACTGGTATGTGCAGAGGCCCATGTATTTACAGCCTCCAGCAGCGGAACAGTAAGTGTGATGATACACAACTATACTGATACTGTGGACATGTTAAGCAGTACGATAGATATAGCTGCAAGCGCAAAGCATACAACAACAACGGCTGTAGATACAGATAATAATACTGTCGCTACGGGTGACGAAATACGCGTGGATATAGATGGCGCTGGAACCGGATCAAAGGGTCTGATGCTATTTCTAACCTTCAAGCGGTATAGCTAGGGGCAGACAATGAAGGAGAGGAAGCTGGTACTGACTATTGCAGTCGGGGAGGCATATCAGAAGATAGCTGAGTATACGCATCCGACACTGAAGCGATACGCTGACCATATCGGCGCAGACTTCATAGTGATAGATGAATCTAATAGCAGTACACCACACTGGGAGAAGTTCCAGATATGCCAGTTATTGAACCAGTATGACCGCATCATCTATTTGGACACAGATCTGATAGTGAGAGATGATTGCCCTGATCTGTTTGAGATAGTTCCGAAGTTCAAGCTAGGCATGTTTAACGAAGCGCAGTTTACGGGTGGACGAATGATAGCACTGCACGATATCTGCAATGAATACGGTGAAACGCTGCCTGACTGGAACGGGAAGTATTATAACAGCGGGGTCATGGTCATATCAGCGCGGCATAACAGGCTGTTCCGAAAGCCAGAAAAGGAAGTCTCCCACTTTCACGAGCAGAGTTATCTCAATATGATGATAGCTAAAGAGAAAATAGATATGTTTGACCTGGAATATCAGTTCAATAGGATGTCGTGTATGGACAGGTTCACAGGCGAAGACCGCTTTGCTTCATATATCATCCATTACGCAGGGCTGGAAGGGCGTATGGGTATGCCATTCGTCCAGAACCTCATACCCCAGGATATAGCCAGATGGGAAATGGATTCACCCGAATATGAGTATCAGCATCACATACTGATTGACGTTCAGGGTGGCTTAGGCGACCAGGTATGCGCCGAACCAGCAATACGCTTTATCAAAGAGAATATTTACACTGATGATGATATAAATGTAGTGACACACTTCCCGCGTATCTTCCAGCATCTTGGCTTACCTGTATTCAAACACGGTGAGTTCAGGCGGAAGCCCGACACGCCATACTATTCTATGCTTTCCCTGCCAGGGCCGGATAAGCCTATGTGGGCTTTTGTCTCGAACCTGCTCTGTCACACAATAGATTACTGCGCTATGGCTCTGATGCGTCAGACATTGCCAGTGAATGACAAGCGCGTGCAGTTGACCTATTCCCTCGATGACGTATCAAGGGCGATAGAGGTGATAGGCATCCGCAACCTGAATGAGCTTGTGCTGGTACATCCTGGAAGGCACTGGCAGAGCAAGACGTTTCCCGCTGGTTGGTGGCAATCGCTGATCGACGGTTTACATAACGCTGGACTGCCTGTTTGCCTTATTGGTTTTGATGAGTGCGAGGTAGTGGGTCTGGCTGATATAGAGACAAGGGAAGGTATGATAGATACACGGGACAGGCTTGACCTGGGGGCGTTGATAGCCTTGATAGCGAATGCAAAGATAGTTATTTCAAATGACAGCAGCCCGATTCACATAGCGGGCGCATTCGACAACTGGATCTTCCTGATCCCGACGTGCAAGCATCCCGACCATCTTCTCCCCTGGCGGCATGGTTCGCAGAACTACAAGACACGATGCTTCTACAAGAAGCTGGCATGTCAGGAATTTGACAGCAGACCGACTACAGTGCATGGGTCAAGCGGTGAATTCACCAAGTCCAGAATACTAGAATATTTGCCAGATATAAGCAATATTGTCAAAATAACTAAGAAAATTGTAGGAGCATAGAAGTGCCATTATCACAACATTCATTAGCCATAACAGATACCGATGCTGCATATTCATGGGGATTAAATGATGTTGGGCAATTGGGCGATAATACCAAGGACAATCGAAGCAGTCCGGTTGCAGTTGTTGGCGGCTTCCAATTTAGCAGATTAGCGATGGGTTTCGACCATACCCTTGGGGTAAGTATTAATGGCGATGGCTATGCGTGGGGGGATAATGGTTTCGGGAAATTGGGAGATGGCACTACTACGCAACGTAGTAGCCCTGTTGCAGTTGTTGGCGGCTTCCAATATATTCAAATAATGGGAGGATTAGATCACTCATTAGGTATTACAACAAATAATTATGGCTACGCATGGGGTCTTAATAGCTATGGACAATTAGGCGATAACACCAAGGACAATCGAACCAGTCCGGTTTCTATAGTAGGAGATTTCAACTTTGCACAAATAGCCGCAGGGTATGTCCATTCAGTAGGTGTAACATCGGATAATGTAGCTTATGCTTGGGGCCGGAATTATTATGGACAGTTAGGTACTAATAATACTACAGATTACAGCAGCCCGGTTGCAGTAGTTGGCGGATTCCAATTTGCCCAAATAGTAGGTGGACACAGCCATACCTTAGCATTAACGCCTGATGGTGCTCCTTACGCTTGGGGAAACAACGGTTCAGGTCGATTAGGTGACAATACTACTACGAACCGAAGCTCTCCTAGTCTAGTTTTAGGTGATCATGAATTTGTTCAAGTAGCTGCCGGATATAGTCACAGCATGGGGCTAACATCAGACAATAAGGTATATGCCTGGGGGGATAATACATACGGTCAATTGGGAGATAATAGCCTGACTTCCAGAAGCACACCCGTAGAAATAGCGGGTGGTATTAGTTTTAGTCAAATAGCCGCTGGGTATATCCACTCACTTGGATTGTCTGTTGATGGTGATATATATGCCTGGGGTAGAAATACATACGGCCAACTAGGTGATAATACTGTTACGCATCGGAGCAGTCCTGTATTGGTAGTGGGTGATCTTAATTTTGAAATCCTCGTTGATTGGGTAGGTACTCTGTCTTTATCAGCCTGGATTCCCCGTATTTTCATAATGTGAGGTAATAAAGATGTTTCAAATGTTACTCAGACCGATAAAAGATAAAGATATAGCAGTTGCAACCAAGCGCGCGTTGGAATGGCAACTCAAGTTCATGCAGGATCAGCTTGTGAGGGCGCAGGGTATGACGTGCGATAACGTAACGCTCAACGATGGAGCGACAATGGTAAGAGTAGACTGGATAGCTATAGCAGAAGCCGAGATAGCGGCACATCAGGCAGCTATAGAAGAATTGGATAAAATCTAGCGGCTAGGAAAGTGGCGATTGAATGGCTGAGGATTTGAATGGCAAATACGTGAGACAGGATGTGTTTGACCAGATAATGAAGCGAATGGACGATAAATTTGACAGCATAAATGGGAAGCTGGATGATATTCAGGTTGCCTTAAAAAAGAATGGCAACGGCAAACTCAATATGAAATTTTACGTGATATTGGCTGTGATCATGGTAGGAAGTACAAGTGCTGGCGCAGGCATTATCCCGAAGCTGCTAGAACTTCTGAAATAGCGAAAGGAAACGTGATGAGCAAATGGTCAGATGAAGTAATAGCACAATGCATCGAAGGTAGAGACAGCGGCATGTCCGACCAGAAGATAGCGGATATGCTGAATAATCTACAAAATGAATATCACTATACAAATAGTAGCATCTGGGGGCAATTGAAGCACAGGAAGCCGCAGAAACAGGTAATGCAGCAGGAGACGACACGACTCACCAAGGAAGAGATAGACCGCTACCTTCACCTGGTCGCAGAGCAACAGCCCATCCTCCAGAAAGCTATCGGCATCAATCGCCGCCCTACCATACCCATAGACGAGTCTGGCTGGTTCGGGATCGTATTCTGGTCAGACCAGCACATCGGTAATATCTGGACCCAGACTCTCACCATCCTCAAAGAGGCAGAGATAATAGAGACAACGCCCGGTCTATACTGCGCTCATGGCGGTGACATGACAGACGGCGCTATTCCTGCATCACCACACAGCGGCATCAAGTCTGAGCAAATAGTCCCGCCTTTTATGCAGCGGGAATGCGCTATAAGGGTAGCGAAACAGATAGCTAACAAGCTCATTCTAGTTATTCAGGGCTGTCATGAGCGATGGACAAACGACGCTGCAGACTATGACTTCATGGCGCAGGCGGCGAAGGAGACTGACACAGTTTATGCAGGCGGCGGCACGAAGTTCTACCTGGAATGCACAGGCGGGGCTAAGTATTGCGGTGTGTACCATCACAAGGCGACCGGGTATAGCCAGTTCAATGGGTGTCATCCATGCGTAAGGCGCGCGCTTTTCCATGAGCAGGAAGCTGACATAATAGCTGTAGCACATGAGCATATAACAGCACAAAGCATCGAGGTAATAGGTGAGCGGTTGCGCTATATGATGCGAACTGGCGCAAGAAAGAACTTTGACAAGTTTGCCAGCACGTTAGGAAACGATGCCAAGAGGGATAATCTGGAAGTGCCTGTGGTGTTGGTTCACGGCTCTGACCAGACGAAGCAGGGACAGATTATACTGGGGATAGAGATGGCAGCACAGGTGTTGGGTGCGTTGAGAGAAAAAGCAGGATGAACTACTATGTTTGAAGGAGACTGATATGATATGGAAACCAAACCCAAAACAAGCAGGCAGCCGACTTTGTGACTGCGTACCACTCCCCGGCCCCTGCCCTAACAACTGCCCTGATTGCTACTACAACCGTCCTGGCGCATTCTACATGCCGCTAGACCAGCCAGTATTCCCGCCTATAGAATACGCTAAAGGTAAAGTCGTCAGGGTCAACAGTGGTGGCGATAGCAACCACCACCGCAACTACGTCATAAAGTCAACAGAATGCTATGACCATCGCTTCTTCAACACATCCCGCCCGGATCTCTACCTGGACTTCCCCGAACCAGTTGTCGTCACGGTGAATCCACGCAACTTCACCGACTGGTTCTATGCCATATCCGCAGTGGATAATCTCATGTTTGTGCGAGTGAAGATAACAAGTTGGAATGAGGATTTGCTGCTTGACACAGTGAATCACTATAGCATGTTAGGTGTGCCTGTTGTGCTTACTGATATGCGCTTTTACACTGAGTCACTGGTGCTGGAGCCTGATGCCTACGAGTACCGCTACCACGTCAAAAACCCCTATTGGTGTCTGAAGCATGACATCTGGCGGGCTATCTGGAAGGAATACGAGAGCAGCCCCTACGTCCTTAGTTGCGGATCACCAGTAAGCCCGTATTGTCGGGACTGTGAGAATTGTTGGGAACTGTACTGGTACAAGAAGGATGGGGATGATAGAAGGCTGGAGAAGCTGAAGAGACGACAGATACAGAATTTTGAGGGTTAGATATGTTCAAACAAATAGGCATCATTAAAATAATGGGTCATGACGTTGCGGTATATATCACAGATGAAGAAGACAGGCTGACGACACTGGATGGCTTTGTTGCTCTGGGACTCTGCAATGTAGGGCGTTCTCATATAATTCTGGATATAGACCTGTCAATATCGCAGCTTCAATCATTGCTATTCCATGAGTTGTGCGAATTCGTGAAGATTAACTGCGGCGCTAACTATGCCGATGAGCATGATTACTTTGCTGCATATAACAACGTACTTTGGGGGGAAGTAAAGAATAACCAGGACTGGCTATTTGGGTCGGCTTTGAAGAAAGCAATAACGGCTGTAAAGGCAAAGGGAAAAGCCAAATGAAATACATCATAGCATACATAATGGACAAGGACTGGCGCGTTGACTTCGCATATCAGGATTTCCAGCGTGATGCATTGTGCCAGCGGCTTCGGGAGCTTGGTCTGCCGTACTATGTAGGAGAACTGGAACGACATTGCAGGCAGGCGAAGAGCAGGCCGCCGCGTGAGGGTGAGATACCGTTGAAGATGGATACCATGCGGGCAGAGAAGTCGTGTACCGTGAAGATGCGGAGGTATATGAGTGGATTGGCTTGACGAGCATATAGATACCGTTATCAACGCAGATTGCCTTGATATGATGCGGGATATGCCTGATGAATCGGTTGACCTTTTATTGACAGACCCACCTTATGGCATCGCCTTCATGGGCAAGGACTGGGATAAGGCTGTTCCTTCTGTTGACATCTGGCGTGAATGCCTGCGCGTCCTGAAGCCCGGTGCATTTGCCTTCATCATGTGTATATCCCGTCAAGACTGCCAGGCAAGGATGATAGTCAACCTGCAAGAGGCCGGGTTTGAGGTGTCGTTCTCGCCGTTGTACCATACGTTTGCTCAGGGCTTTCCGAAAGCGGCTAATATGAGTAAAATGGTGGATCGTAGATTGGGAATGGAGAGGGAGGTTATAGGATTTAAGCAAACAGTATATCCGGATAATCCTGATTCCGGATCACCATTTTATAAATATAGCCAAGCAGCTCAATTTGGTAATTCACAAGGTAAAGAGGCATACTTGACCACCCCCGCCTCCCCCGAAGCCAAAACCCTCGATGGCAGTTATGCCAATTTCGAGCCTAAGCCTGCAGTTGAGGTTATCCTGGTCTGCCGCAAGCCCTTCATCACCAAGCACAAGCGCAGCGATGTATACCGCATCCTCGGCGGCAGGTACGACTATTGGTATACGCAGCGCACTGAGGTCAGAGAACCATATGAGAACAGCAAGGGCAACATCGGCAAGCTGACCCGCAAGTGGGCGAAGGAACTGGCAGTAGCAGGCTATACGCTGAAGGATGGTGACGTGATAGAGCGCAGGTTGGCGTTGCATCCTGAGTTGCGGGATGAAGTGACTGTCAACAGGGACGTGGTGCTGTGGTCAAGGGCATTTAAGGATAGTGACGTGACAAGCTCGATTACTCATGCGCTGGATAGTGGGAAGGGGATCTCGTGGTTGGAGGATGTGAGGATACCAATAAGCAATGCCGATCAACAAATGTATCAAAGAAAATATACAGATAAAGCTGGCAAGCCCTACAAGATAAAAGCCAGTGATATATATGGTCAATGTCAGGAAGGTGTATTTCAACCGGGATATAACGGCCGCTTCCCCTCCCACCTCCTCATATCAGACGACGTGCTGAATGATGGGGTGGAGAGGACATGCGGCAAATCTAATAAACGTACCCAAGGTAGCGCATGGGAAGAAACAGGGATGGGCGGGACTAAGACTGACAGAACATACATAGGCGACTCCGGCTCCTTCTCCCGATACTTCAGCCTGGACAAATGGGCAGAAGAACATCTCCCAGAATCAGTGCTGAAGACGTTCCCTTTTCTGCTTGTGCCGAAGGCGAGCAAGAAAGAGAAGAATGCGGGTCTGGATACGTTGCCCGATAGGGAAATGTATTATAAAGACGGTCGGGGAAATTCACTGGAAATTCACCAGAATCCAGAACATCGAGCCAAAACGGGACGGCACATTTCGTTTCCCCGCAAGAATACCCATCCCACCGTAAAACCAGTCAAGCTCATGTCCTACCTCATCACAATGGGCAGCAGACCCGGCGACGTGGTGCTAGACCCGTTCCTTGGCTCTGGCACAACAGCAGTATCAGCAGTGCTACTGGGGCGACACTTCATAGGATGTGACATTGACCCGGAGTCAGTAACAACAGCAGAACTACATGTAAAATACGCAAAAGAGACAGCAAAAGATACGCAACCAGATATGTTCGCAGAAGCAGCAAACTAGGAGATACCATGAAACTCATTACGATAATAGTAATACTTTTTTCAATATCATCTATCAGTCTAGCATCCCTCGACAAAGTAGAGAAAGCCATCAAGCAAAAGGGTGCTAAGTGGCGTGCAGGTGAAACATCCATCTCCCGCCTTTCTGAACATGAACAGCGGCAACTTTGCAGCGTCATCATAGACCACGTAGACACAGCCAACGCCGCACCAGGCAAGAAGCCCAAACTGCCGCAACGGTGGGACTGGCGGGACGTGGAGGGTCAGAGCTGGGTAACGCCAGTAAAGAGCCAGGGAGGGTGTGGGTCCTGCTGGGCGTTTGGATGCGTCGCACAACTGGAGTCAGTGAAGATGATCAGCGAAGGTATACCTGATCCCGACCTCGACTTATCCGAGCAGTACCAGGTGTCCTGCGATCCCAACAACTTCGGATGCAGCGGCGGCTATATGTATCCAGCCTATAACTTCATAAGAGATGTCGGTGTGCCACCTGAAGATTGCTTTCCGTATGCGGGAAGGGATCTGCCATGTGAAGAAGCCTGTCTTGATCCTGAGTTGGTATCGGTAGATAGCTGGAGTAGGATTTCATACAGCGTCACATGGCTGAAGGAAAGGACATACGAACATCCTGTCACCTGCGCCTTCTATGTCTACCAGGACTTTTTCTACTACACTGGCGGCATATATAAGTACGTATGGGGTGATCTGCGTGGTGGTCATGCCGTGTGCATAGTAGGATGGGATAATCGGGGATTCATAGTCAAGAATAGTTGGGGTGATGGATGGGGCGAGGATGGATATTTTCGTATAGCCTTCTCTGAATCCAGCAGCAAAAGCGAGGTGTGTTTTGGGATGCAAGCGGGGCGGTTCTTCATAGATAGTTCCCAAGCACCGGGCAGGAATGGCACTGTCATCTCCGTATGGGCGGGGATGAAAGCGCAGTTATGATATATCCAAATGGAGGCAGAAATGGCTAAACTTACTGTAGAAATTCCAGAAGCATATCTAATGCAGATCGCTGTATATGGGAAGATGGGAACCGGCGAACTTGCTGATATAATCCAAACATGGGCACAAAATGAACTCCGTAAAGCTGGATTGGGTGAGAAATTCAAAGAGAAGCAAATCAAGCACCTGAACCAACTTCATCAATCTCTGCGCAATGTTCTTGGTGATGAGATAGTATTACAAATGGACAGTAAGATCGCGAAGGCGGCAGTTCTTATAAAGCAGGCAAAACTGTGAAAGGATGGAGTGGGTAGGATATGAATTATACCGTCAAATGTATAAGAATTTACTGGTGGAACTTGCTTCAATGGCTAAATAGACACCTGTTAATTACATATCCGCTCATTGAGGATTGTGCTAGATGTAGAGACTGCGGAAGAAACGTCCACGATTTCCATGTGCCTGATAATTTATGGTTATTAGTTATACCTAATTCTGATGGTGTTTGGTGCTATGATTGCTTTTGCGATAGAGCAGATAGGATGATGGGGCAGAAATGGAGATTGGAGTTAACTGAAGTTTGGTATTGCCAGAAAATCTCTGGTGACTATGAGGTAATATGAAACTCTCAATGTCACACTGGACTTTCTTCATATATCAGGATAGCGATGTAATACGAGGATACCCCAACCACAACACGCACCGCATCTCAGACGTTCAGTTTGACGAGATGTGGCAGGTGTGGCATGATAGCTATAGCGGGTATAAGCTGCGGATGGTGAGGGTAGATGGGCATTGGGAGGTTGAGTTTGCTCCATAGGCTTGCTTTATCATTCACCTCCTGCTATCTCTTTTCCTTGAAGCTGGCGGCAGGAATCGAACCTGCTACCCGCTGATCACAAATCAGCCGCTCTACCAGTTGAGCTACGCCAGCGAAATATATGGACGTTCCAGAAAGACACCATGTCGTATAAAGAAGCCCAACCTTGCTATCTGTAAAAAAGAGACAGGGAATGTTGATGTCATAGTCACGCCTTCAAGTGCTTGCCCTGATAGACTGGAAGCAAGTAATTTGCCTACAGCTTCAACCGTTCCTGTCTGACCAGCAAGGTCTATACTATACGAAAAACCGTTTACGTTGTCTAAGACCAGACACAGATTGGACTTTACCATTCATTTACCCCCCCTAAAAATCAAACCACACTACCAGACGCACATTACTCCCCCCGTAAACGTCTGCCAGTGCTGACATTGAATCAAACAAGAACTTCCATGACCAGTCTATACCAAGACCGTCGCTATCAAGCCAGTTATTGCGTTCTATTTCTTGCACAAAATTACTCAGTTCACTTTGTAGTATCCAGGTCAGATAGCATGTGGTTTTATTATCTAATACGGCTAATCTGTATTTGTTTATCGTCTCTAGTGCAGCTTCGTCTGGCATCCCTCTATTAAACGCCAGGGCATGTTCCTTACCCCTGCCCTTGACGCCGAATATGTCGCCGAACAGGGAATATTCCCTCGCTAGAAAGAATAAATCCATCAGCTTAATGAATCCTTTGCCATGACTGACTTCCAGAGAGCCGCTTATATCCCAGCCCATATCATTTACCTCCTGTCTTCTTGCTTCCATTGCGTCCATGCCCAGCATTCACTACCCGAACATCGAGGGAGCATGTTATTTTCCCCAACCGCTATTTGCTTACAGTATCCCTCTGTGTACAGTTTTTGGTTGTTCTTGATAGCATCCTTCACATAGTTGCTAGTTACTTCTATTGCACCTAATTCCACCGCCCGCTTTCGCTTCCTTGGCGACAGGTCATAGTGTGGGAGACGTGGATCATCCTGGAACCAACTGCGCTTCAGTCCTAGTTTTGCGGCAAATAGATGTAAGGTTTCTTCTGGGCTATCCATCGAGAATAGATGGCAACTTCTCTTGTAGCGCCAACGTGACGGCTTTAGATCATCGACACAGATCATATCATTCACCTCCTGCCAGATACAGGGCTTTCGCCCTCAATGTAAGTATAGCTACCCGACTGCCAAAAACTACATTTCGCAGACCTAACTCTGGAACTTGCACAGCATATTTATCAGCTAGAGTATAGACGGCAATGCCAAAATATCTATAGCAGCAGGGCATAATATATGGTTTATCGTCTTGTGGTTCGTCAAGATATTCTTTCAATTTCTCCCAGACCGTTGTAGACATAAGGCAAGCTTCATGAAGTTGTTTTTCCATATCATTCACCTCCTCCTTACCCCCACTACCTTCCCGTCCACTATCCTCAAAACAGATGCCTTCCCCGGATGTAGCAGCATCTCTTTGAGGATGTGGTATATCAGTATTAGATTTGCTCTGAGACCGGTCATTTCAATGTCCATCCTTCGACCTCCCCAGGTTCGGCTTTCCCCGCCATTTGGCATACTTATCTGCCGCCCAGAAACCAGCATCAGGATCGGCAGAAATACCTCCGTTGATGGCGAATATTATGTCATACAGCAAGAGATCCAGTTTGTGTATTAGTTGGCTGCGTAGTGGCTCATTTAACCTGAATAGCATATTATATCCCCCTAGCCTCTAAATCTTCTATCAATTCATCTAACCTGTTCATTCCCACTCCTTTCATCATTGCTAAATATCACTAACACCTTTATCTATATCTATGCTGCTATCATGTATAACTCCCTCTGTAGCTTGCATCCCAATTAAGATACTCTCTTGTGTGTGGCTGCGCCCCATTAGCACGATTTTTGCTCCTTGGACTTGAATAGTGCATTCTGTTACATCGCCGGCCAAGCAATTCAATATGCCACCAATTAGCTCATGTGCTTGACTCACCGATACTTCATAACCCTTCATCCCCTACTCCTTTTATCCGCTGCTTACTCTACATTGACATAATCAGGCAATCCCTCGCCATTGACAAATTTCAAGCCAAAAATCTCTCTAGTCAATGTCAATTTCTCTGCATAATCAGAAAATGGTATATGCCTGGAACAAACGGCAATGCCACTATTGCTTGCCCTGATCATAAATGGATAATGTCGATTCCCTAGCACGTCTAGCGGCATATAGTAGTTTCCCTCATCAGATGGAATATAAGTACACTCAAAAAGCTTACCCCCAGATACCCGCCAGAAACCCATTGCTCCATATAAGCAACTAATGACACTCAACGGCCCCCAGCCTTCTCTACGCTTTGCCGCTTCGCCTACAACATACTCGGTGGCTAATCGTGGCGGCAAACTGTATGATAGCAGCTTACCATCCACACAGCGCACTATTTTATAGCCTGTGTATTCTATCATCCTCACCATTCCTTTCATTCAGGCAAGGTATCACCCACCACTCCTGATGATAGTAAGTATTCGTCCTGCTGATGTCACGTTCCTTCCCTGCCAATGTAAACCCGATAGCACCCATATTGATCAGGCGCACATCAAAAAGCTCTAATACAGTTCTACCGTCTTGTATCAAAACGCACTTCATGTCGCTTGCCATATCCAAGCCCCCTACATGCTTGGGTGGCTTTTCTATACGAAGACCTGTGCTATATTGAGGATAAACTGTAACAATCACAAACATCCCCCCCAAAGTTCGGCGTATCAACCCCAGTCTGTCACTCTAACAGAAATACCCGCATAAACTCGCTGTGTTCTGGTAGTTCTGCCTCACTATAGTAAATATTATCGTCTTTATCCACGAAAATCACTTGTGCATATCTGATATAGTATATTTTGCCTTGTATATCTGGATGATTTGTTACAATAGGTAGGAGTTCATCTATTTCGTCTTCGGTCAGTATGTTTCTCAATGAACCTACTCTTTGCATCTTCACCGCTCCTTTCATCCGCTCATTTAGCCTCAAGTGCTTGCCAAGCATTTTCAGAAGCCTTGATACTTCTGCACACCTGAACGGCTGCCTCCAACTCTTGAATTGTCATAGCATCCCCTATTTTGTGCTTTGATGGGCCACCATCGGGAAGCAAGCGGTAGGTAGTTCTATATTTGTCAACTGACTCAGGTTCAACGCAATACAGATAATACAATGTCCGCCCACTTCTTCGTGCATTATGCCATGTACTAAAACCAAATTCCATATAGTCAAAAGCATCGTTCAGTTTCCTTAATGCTTCATTTGCCCTATACTCAGACGTTCCTTTACCTTGCATCTTCACCGCTCCTTTCATCCGCTGCTATCTTAAATATCTGGTGGGTCATCCAAGTAACACCAATCAGGAACCCCCTTTTTCCTGTATTCCCTGATGTTCTTCCCTAGTGTCATGTGGTATCCGCATATTGTATGCGATCTGTATGGACAATCATCACACGATGTTACCCACACTACTGCAACTTTTACGACTTCTTTACCGCCTACCTGTTCCATATAATCACCTCCCGAAGTTGGGCATCAGTCCTATCCTGCTGCTATGTATAATCCGTGTGCTTCTTTGACTGTAGAAGGGATCTTGATAACTTCTCGTTTTCTTGACTTTATACCTTGATTGGTATAATGCTCAATCAATTCTGCGTAATCATTTTTCAACCAGTAATCCAACAATACTTTATCTGGTAACACTCCATATTCTTTCTGTAACTTAACAGCTTTTTCCCTGCCATTCTGCTCATATCGCTGGAAATTTCTCAATGGCGTTTGCTTGGTTTCTTCTTCTACTTGCGAAGCAACAAATCTTTCTTGTATTGTTTTTTCTTCAGAACTTTCTTGTTCGTCTAAATATCGCGCAACCTTTTTGGACGAGGTTGTGTTATATTCGCGCCAGGGTTGCGCGATATTCATACGACCCTTGAATACTTTGTTGTATAAAAATTGCACAACCTCATCAGCCATTCTCAAACTATAGGCTTTACTTGGATATTCAGCATGTAAACAATAAGGACACGGTTTTTGAAACCCTATCTTATACCGACATTCACTACAGAAATAGACGACTTCTATCCATCCTTCTGCTTCCAGCAACTTCAGGGAACTTACTACAGTAGAGCGTGACATACCCAAATCCTTGCAATATTGCGAACTGGCTATTTCATCCCATAGCTTTTGATAACCTAGCGTTTTCCGCGCTATATAAGTCAGAATAACTTTGGCAGATGGTGATTTGATTTCCTTATACGCTGTTTTGAAAATATCATCAGGAATAGGTGAGGTATGACATTCTATGATCTTGCAGTCTTGCATCTGTAACCTCCTAAGCACGAGTCAGGGCGGCAATGCGCTTAGGAGCATCACCGCCTTATCTGACTCAGGTTATTGAAGCGGGTGCGAAGCAGCGGCCTACTGCTTGCATTCAATGTAGGTGCAGAGCTATCGCCCTGCATCATACATTATACCACATTCACGCCCCTTTGTCAAGATTCATCCTCTTTACCCTTGCTTCGTTCTGCCAGTTTCTTACCCTCCATGATGCTATCCCACCATGCCAACGTTTTGGGCGGACGGTCTATTATCTCTTCGCTTTTCGCATCTTTAAGCTGATGCCTATGCCGTCTGAAGAATAGACGCTTGATTATATTAGCCCACATGCCATTCTCCTTTCTGCCTTTGTCAAGATTCATCTACTCTCTTACCCGTCTTGTTCTCTTACCCTTCTTGTATTCCTCCAATGCATCACAGTCGTCTACACAGGATAGCGTTCCATCTTCCAGCCGATACCTGGCTGTGTTAGGGCATTCATGACAAGGATTACTATGCCATATCCCGTCATCCCCTTCCGCTCTCACACACGCAACCCTCGTTACCGTTTCGCTATCCGAGTTTGTCCCGCTCAGTAATCGCAGGCAGGCGTTGTAAGCGTCTAGTTGTCCGTTTCCGAAGTATCTTTGCTCTCTTTTGGTAATAGTACCGATCTCCCGTATTCTCGCTTCTATCTCGTCTACTATTGCTGTGAGCCGTTCTTCAGTCATTTCCTCACCTCCTCAATCGCTATTCTCCGTCAGTATCAGCAGCTTCCACCGTCCTATTAGTCTATCCCGCCGTTACCCCCGTTTCTGCCAGTTTCTCGACATCTGTTTCCCCATTCTCTATCATGTATACCAGCATCCACGCCCTGTCATCCGCCTCAGTCTCATGCTTTTGATTCAAGCGCAAAGTGAACATCCTGTCATATAGTATCTGCAACTGTTCGTCATCTTTTGCAGTAGCCAACAGTATCTCCCCCAGTTCAGCGACGGTGAAGGCAGAATAGAAATCGTTGCGCTCCAGCGGCAATAGACTTTTATCCCCGCCCGTATAGCTCAAATGATAGTTAGTTGTCATAGTGATAACCCAGTAGAATACGCTATCCTGCTTCACACCCAGTTCCTTCAGCTTCTTTGCCAGTTCCAGTAAGCAGACTTGATCTTCGAGTTTCACCTTCATCCTCCTTGGGAACAGAAAAATAAATATAGGCATAGGTATTATCAAAGTCATCATCCTCATCACCCAGATAATTTGGATGATGCTTGAGAATATCATAAATGTAATAGTAAGCCGTCCTATTTGCACCACCATTTCGAGTTGTGACACAGATAACACACTCACCCTTCCATTTCGATAAACAAATATCCCTATATCTGCCTGTTATCCAGACATGATTCACTATGCAATTCTGGATAAATGCTTGCTTCTCTGCATCCGTCAAGCATTCAAATCCCTGGTAGAAAGCGGGAGACCATATACAAATCTCCCCTTCCTCGCACCGTAACGGATAGGGCGGCCACCAGCTATAAACTGAAAAATCAGCATCATCCAATAAACCAAGCATTTTCCGTAGTGTGTCAGCATTCGGATTCTCGCCAAAGAGCATGTTATAGAGACCCATATCTATTATCCCCTTTCTCCATGTATCTCTCTATCGCTGCCCGGATCCTGGCAGACCGGGCGTCGTCTATGGATGCCGCTGATTGCTTATACTCTACCTCTTCGGGCTTCTTCTTATCCTTCCGTTTCGCTTTCATCTTTGACCTCCTCGTAATTCGGCGGCTCCCATAATTTACATTTTCTATATAAACCAACAATTTTTTTTCTGGCTATGCACCAATATGTTCTACCTCGTCTTCTATAGTTTCCACAGGTATCACAACAACCACATATATTGTTTTCTGAATTATTCATACCTCCACTTCCTCCCTCTCCAAAGCCTTCTTCACATCCTCTCCCCTGCGTTCCATCTGCGACAGTACTACGCCCTGGTTCAGCGTGGTTGTTGCACTGTCTACGCTTGCTTTTAGCAGATGGGGCAAGGCTGTTACCCTCGTCTCCTGCCTAACTGCGTCTATGATCCGTTCCAGTCTTCTGAGTGATATATGTAGATCTCCCATAGCCTTTTCTCCTTTCAGTTAGTATCCTTCTCATCCCAATTAGTCATATCTCTATGATAGGGATTCCCATGACACAGGCGACGTGCTTTTGCAAAAGGCGTTCTGTCATCCAAACTCCATGTCTGGTATTTTAGCATCCATCGTGAATCCCTGAAGCCCAAGGTGACGATAGGGATCAATGCGTCAGCTATTCCTATGAGGCACATCACCGGGCGTTCCAGCAGGTTTATGAAGCCGTTAAGCATTGTCAAGATGTGTTCTTTCATTTCTCTCCCTCCATATCCAGCTCATCCTCTGGCGGCGGTAGTTGCTTGCGCTTGAATAGCTTGCGCCAGAATGGTTGCTGATAAAGTGCCCGCAGCACTAACTCCATCTGCCGTTTAAGCCCACCGATTCCCTCCAGCATGAGTGTGTCATGCCGTTCACGCTCTGACACAAGCTGTCTATCTTTAGCTTTGATTGTTTCTTTTAGTGTATCTATCTCTGCTTTCAACTGCTCGTTCTCCGCCTGCAATTGCTTTCGGCTCATAGCCGGCATAATCTCTCCCGCTTCCTCTACCAGCCGAAACAGCTTGATCCCGCCTTCATCCTTCACTTCAAGCTTCCCCTCTTCAACCCAGCGATAGACGGTACGCGCCGACTTCCCTATCTCTGCTGCCATATCATCTAATGTTAGCCATTCATCCATAATATACCTCTGACATAGTGACGACATTTAGTGCCATTTGTCTGTCATTTGTCATTATCACATTTTTCTGGTATCCTCTTCCTCAACGTTGTTGCCACAGCCAATAAGTGCTGATTCTTTGCAAATTGTATCTTCTTGCTGTGTTTGGGACACCAAGCACTTGTATCACTGCCAGCATCCCGAATAAGCAAGGGACAGTTAGCGCAGTATTTACTAGCTTTCATATCGCACCTGCTATAAACTGGCTTATCATTTGCGGCGATGCGGTGCTGAAACCTACTACATCCAACATTCCAGCGTCACGAGGATCGGCTATGCTAAACTGGTTCCCTGTCATCGCAACAACTATCAGCTTCGCATCTAAGTTAAACTGCTGCCTGTATTTGTCCAGTGCTTGCTTGGGATGAATGTCACCGAACCACGTCTCACTGTCAGTGTAGATGATAAAGGCATCGAATTCCAACTTATGCACTAATGCCCCTACTATTGGCAAGGCACAATCAGTTCCACCCATAGGCAACCTTACTGTATGTGTAACCAGGTCGTCTAGTCGCTGATGTCTTAACATATTGATAGGAACGAACCTGTCACAGAATGCCATTACAGCAACTTTCGGCTCAATCTTATACGTCACCATCGACATGGCGCAGGCTCCCACGCGTGGGGTTAGGGAAGGGATGCCGTTGATACTCCCATAAGACATAGAGCCGCTTATATCTAATCCTATACATATCCGCTTTCCCGATGCTTCCACATTCTCAAAGGCATCATAGAAAGCACCGTCCAGCGCGTCTATCACATCACCGACAGGATTCCACGACCCGCTTCCCCTGAAGCCGTGTCCCTGGGCGTAGGTACTCTGTGCGGCAAGGATAGACAGCGGATGCACTCTTGCCTTGTGTATCCGTTCTTTCGTGAGGGCTGACGTGACTTTCTCTATAGTATCAAGCTTACTCTCTATAAGCAAACCGACCTTGCTCATATTGCCCAGGTTGCGGATCATGGCTGTGAGTGGCATATTCTGAAGCAAGGCGTTCCAGACATCGGGATCAGTGAGCCATTGGGTTGGGATCATCTCGCGGGTAAGCCTGTATTTGTCTATCATAGTCAGAATAGTATGCTTATCGCTGCAAGCTTTGACTGTATCATATACCTGCAACAGTTTGGCGGGACAATCATCACCCAACTCGTAATCAAATGTTGTTTTTCCCACAGCCCATGAGAAGATAGTATCTCGTTCCTGCGTCTTCGGCACAGGCTTCGCCAACCGCAGCATATCCCTGTGAGACCAGCCATCCCGTTGCTGGTACTTCACTACCTGATACGCAAGCCTGTCTATATCCATATCATTATACCACTTCGCAACAGCAGTCCGAAGCCCGCGCCCCCAGCCACGAAACTGCTCGACAAACTGGGCGAAGTGGAACAGGTGCGTTCCGATACGGCAGACTTTAAGCAATGCTTTTAGTGCTGCCTTTCGCGTCGCCAAGTCGTCAGCGGCGGAACACATAGCGAGGGCAAAGATAGCATAGTCGTTGTTTGCTGCCCGCCCCTTGTCGCTGATCTCGACTATCTCATTGACAGCGCGCAGGCCATCTTGCTCAATACAGCGCATGGTGGCTTCGCAGGCGTCTTTAGCCAGCTTGCGCTCTGATACATAGTATGTGCCGCCCTCTGTGCCTAATGTGAGAAAGCGGCGGAACATCTGCCAGTCGTCTATCTCCCAGGCATATCCACCAGCATTGTTTTCGCTCATATCGGTGCGTCCAGGAATTGGTTCAGTTTGCGGCGTTTGGCGTGTAGAAAAAGAGGAAAGATGCGATTTCATGATGTCTCCTTTCTGGAATGAAAAAAGCGGGCAAGTAATTGAAATGGGAAGATTCAATTCACAGTTGATAACCCATCTCATCCTGCCCGCTGACTTGAACCGGGCAAGTCTAAAGAAGTCGATATGCTTTACCATTAAGCTACCACCCCGAAGGGTGGGCGGGATTTGAACGCCGCAATCATTTATGCAATGATAACCGACCTCATCCGGCCCAGTAGAATTAAGTCGGGCGAGTATTTGCTATGGATGTTTACGTGCTCTACCAATTGAGCTACGCCCCGAAGGACGACGGGACTTGAACCCGCAACAACGTCATTCAAAATGATAACCCATAACTTCCGGCCCGACAAACCATATTCAATTTTCACATTATGAATTATATCACACCGCTACTATTTTGTCAAGTATGTCTGTCAAAGTGTCATAAACCCTCATAGTTACTGACATCTATGCCATTTTTATTTCAGTATAGTGCGACATTGTGACGGCGTTTGACGAAATAAAAATGTCACTAATGTCACAGCATATACCGCAAACCCTTACTATCATTGACTTTGTGGCATAGGCTTCGCCGTCATGTTTATGTCACTTTTTTTGAAAAAGCCTTGACAATCGTAAAGAGTTGTGATATACTTATGTATAGAAGGCAAGAGAAAGAAGTTAATTGAAAACAGAAATGAAAGAGAAGCAAACAGGGTTACTTGAAATCCTGAGCCATGACCGATAGCAGTTCTGAATGGCAGACGAAAGAGCGAAAGCAGCTATACTAAGGTCAACGCTAAACAGGCTTAAACCTGAGATTCAAGCGATACTGATATGAGACATACTGGTGAACAGAAGGGCAATAAAGCTCAGTTCTATGTCTCACGCATAAAGCGACATATCTTACACACATAGCAAGTATCACGGAGCGAGAGCAGACCGATGCTATGACACAGCTTGAGCCGAGCGGTAGCGACGCGATGATGGCTTGAGCAACCGGCAGACGTTACTACTGGTGGAGCCGGTAAGCGCGAACAGATGTTCGGGCAGGTAGTAACAGGAAAGGAGATAGAGGATGAAAGCCAAAACTGAATTCAAGACATTTGTGCCGAAATGCAGTAGACAGGAAGGAGATAGGGAAATGCAGGGATTTGAACGATATGAAATAAGGGAGACGGGGCGAAAACTGGAACGTGGGGAGCATGTACCCATGTCAGTGTTGTGCCGTCAGAATATGGCGGTAAACAGGAAATCGGTAACAGAGGGAGAATGGTACGATATTAAAGGCGTTGTAGAGCATACAGAATACGAAGAAATGGTTTTACAGCTCTTCGCCCCATACACCCTCCGCAAGTGGGAAGCGGCGGGGAGACTATGGGAGAAAGCGGAGGCAGGGGAAATCCCAGAGGGTGTGGCGTCAGAGGTAGTCAAGCAACTAAGTTAGAGCGGCTCACAAGCCGCAAGCTGACCGACTTCACGCGATAGTCCAGTATGCAGAGGTCAGTTGACGCTGGACAGAAAGGGGATAGGGAAATGAAAAAGGTAGAATGTGCAATATGTGAGAAAAAAATTGAAGAAGGTACATACTGTGATGCGTGTGCAGAGGAACTTGACAGCTTCTTTGAGCAAGCCACACACATTTCGGGACGCAACTATGACAAGGAGCGTCAGGATCCTGATACTGCTTTTGAGTTTCAGGATGACCTTCAGGCCGCGTTTCGGCGCGGTGCGGTTGTGTTCGATGGCAAGTATCTGAAGTCGATAGGCACATTTGAGACACATTACAAGATTCTATAGCCCGAGGCCCCCGCGAGGGGGCTGAGCCGGTGCGCAATGTGCAAAGCCGGTAACAACAAACGCCGCCTGCTAGGGTGCGGGCGGCAATAGGCGGCAGGAGCCGCGATGGAGGTATGGAAATGTTGATATACTGGATGGGCAGTGGAGGCGGAAAGTATTGTGCTTATATTCCACCCCCAGGGGAAGAAATTGAAACTGAATACCTGGGGGAATTCAGCGATTCCCAGTGGTGTGACCAATGGGGTACTCTTCCTTGGTCATGCCTGGATGAAATGTTAAAGGATCGCGGAGTACCACTGGATGAAGTGGTATACAATCGCGGCCCTTGGGCAAACCTATCGGATGCAGAAGCCACCGAAAGGTGGCATCATGTTCATATACCGGAAAAATTTCAAGATGATGTCGAAGTGTGGGTCTGGGACACTGCGCCAGAAGCAACCACCCTTTTGCTGAGGCGCCTAGGCAAACTGAGTAAATACCCACCACTTATGCTACTTATGCGCGGCGGTCAGCTTGACGCGGCCACAAGCGGTAGAAGCCGCAAGGAGGAATGAGATGGGGTTTGGAAATTTTGGAAACGTTGCAGGAGCCTGGTCGTGTTCGGAATATTCCGAACACAACACCAGGGGAATCTTAAAGGTAGGGCAAGCAGGGAGAACAGAGCAGGCGAAAAAGGCCTGTGCTGCCTGCAATTTCAAAGCCGATGACCCGCAGTGGAGGCAAGCTGCGGGTGATGGAGAGGACAGAATTTACATGGAATTTGAGAGTCGGGCGGCTTTAACAAAAAGATAGGCTAAGCCGCCTGGGAGGAAAGGAAAGGATCATGATACTCAAGATAACAACCAGGCGGCAACTCTTGGATGAATTGGCAGCCATCAAGAGTTGCCACCTGGTCAAGCTCAGTAAATGTACCACCAAGCGGGATGCCCTCTATCACGAGGGCATTCTAAATATCATAACATATTCTATATTCGCTGTCAACCGTAAACGCCTGAAGTCAGTAGTCTTTGGCGTTTATCACGTCTTCACGGGCTGGAAGCAGCTTCGTCGTGAGTTGGAAGCCAGGGAGATGCGGGCGAATGGACAGCGGGCATGGTGTGTAGGGCATGGATACTGGACGCTGGCGGAGGAACACGCTGGCGAAGCATTGGCGTGTGAGACGCTGGTGAGGATGATAGGAGGGTGAAAGGATGCCAGAATATAGGGTAATTAAGTCATTCAATAAATGGATAGTAAAGTGTCCATACTACGGCAATGTACGCATATTGGAATGCCACAACTGTACATATCATGGTTATGAGACGTTCTACACTGAACCAGAAGAAGGCAAAGTGCTATGTACGAGGGGTATTAAAAGGAGGTAAAATATGCCACACGAAGCAGAGGAACTATACAAGCAAATATCAAGCTTTGTGAATAGTCGCCGCTGTTTGGGCAAGCATGTGGGAGCAGAGATGATAAGGGATCATCCGCTCCTGCAAGCCTACGTCGTCAGCTTGATGCTGGATATGATCAAGGCGATGGCAGAGAATGACTATATTACGCCACAGAATGAAGCGGCTGTGGAATTATGCAGGAAGATAATGGATGCTGTTGGTGAGTCTCCCAGGTATTTGTAAGAGGTGTATTATGACTGAAGGAGGTAATCATGGAATGGATAACGATGAGTGCTGCTTGCAGACTGACTGGCAAACAGCGCCAGTCTATAGCGAACCCCCGCGAACGCGGGGAAATACCGAGCAAACGGAATGGCGGGCATCATTGGCTGGTGGGGAAAGAGGCATTGTTAGACTACTTCCGTAACAAAGCTCGTGTACAGATCCTCGATGGCGTTGCCGACTTCTGTAAGTGTGCGACGCTTGAACAGGTCGAGGCGCTGTTGCGGGAGGTGGAGAGGGCAGTAAGGGAAGGGTGTGAGGGGTGATGCGCTTAAATAGAATCGGCAACGTAGAAAGATTTATAGAAGCCCTCCGCAATGTAGACCATTACGAATTAAAGAGCCTTAATACATACCAAGGCTTCGGTAATGCTCTTGATGAATATGTTGCGGCTGAAGGCAAACCGGGCAAGGCATATACCTGGACAAATCTGCTAACCTCTATTGCTGATATGATAGAGGAAGCGATGGAAAGGGGGTAATGAGTGATGAAAGTCTTTTTAGCGACGCAACAGGGACAAGGACAACGACCAAATGACTTCTGCCATGCCTGGGAACGTGAGCTTGTCCGCTTCGGCATGGATTGTGACTGGGAGGCCGTTGATGGCCTATGTGGTTGTCGTCGGAGTATGGTAGGTTTCAGGAGTTCCAAGTCTACCACCACATTCAAAGTCGTCGAAGTAGATATGAGCCTTGACGACTTTCTGGAGTGCTACCGAACCAGCCTGAAGGTGGATGGATATGGCTTCATATCTGAGGACAATATGACCAAGTACGGCGTGGAATTGACACAACTCGCAGCAACCTTTCCTGTGAACGTCGTGCTTGAGAGGAGAGAGCAGATACAGGTTAGGAATATCAGGAAAGGAGGGATGAATGATGCTAACAAAAGCGGATGTCAGGGCAGCATTGGAAGTGCAATATAAAGCTGAAGATGTGAATGCGTTTATGGCATACCTTGATAAACTGCTGGAAGCAAAGAACCCCTCGACTGTCATTCATAGTCGCATCAAACTAACACAATCACAGCTAGTCAATCGTATCAATAGCACAGCATTGATGCTGGAACAGGCTGCAAACAATGTGAACGACATGCAATTGGACGCACTTAAGCCTGTCCTAGATGATTTCAGGGCTATAGAGGCGATGGTAAGCCAGTTGAAGGCCCAGCTTGTACTGTTTAACCAGGTTCAGAGTTTGGATGACGGGGAATAGCGGCTGATGCCGTGGAAGGAGAAGGGAAATGCTTAATAGTGATAGAGTAAACGAAGTCTTTATGGATTGCTTGTTTCGGGATGGAGAAAAAACTGATAACCATGTCTTAGTGAAGGCTGTTATGGCAAGCTATGGCTTTCACCCGAAACGCTTAGAGCAGCATAGGCAGGATGTTAGAGAGATGTTAGCAGAACTTCCAGATCAATTCAAGCAATCCAAGGGAAAGGGGTGGTCTTTTCTTAATGCCTGTGAAGATAAACACGGCCATTTATGGTCGGGTCTTCATGCAGTGGTAGACCAGTTATTTGCATTGGGAATGGCATTGAAGCTGGTTAGTAAAATCAGTTTGCTGACGTAATGCCCTACTTCTGCATATTAGATGAGGAAACCCCGCATGAAGCGGAAGGAGAGGAAAATGTCACATTTCAATGTTCTAGTCATCGGTGAAAACCAAAACAGATATGATATAGTTTTAGGTGAGGATAGTGTTAAAGCACAACTAGATCCTTTTTGGGAGCTTGACTTGTATCCTGAAGAGATGGCAGAAGATCCCAGAGCCGAATTCAGGATCGAGATTCCCCATGATAATATACCTGTCAAGGCTAAAGAGATAGCCGAAGACTATATCGCTTGGCAAAGAGAGCGGAGTAATCCAGATATGGATAAGATACAGAAATATACCGCATATCTGGAACATGAATGCTGGATAGCCATTCTTGATGATTATCAAGGAGGTGGTCAGGATATTCACGGCAACTGGGGATACTGGCATAATCCCAGGGCAAAATGGGACTGGTATCAAATAGGCGGTAGGTGGCGAGGATACTTCAAGCTCAAGCCGTATACAATAGCCCTTGCTCTTGGCGATCCTTCATGGTGTAACGAAAATCAGCCAGTAGATACGGACAGGGCTGATCAGGCGTTCAAGGGTGATATAGACTGGAAAGCAATGAAAGCTCAAGGCAGGGCTGAAGGTGAAAGTCAATGGACAGAACATTTGAAGAAGCTTGAGAGCGGCGATGAAACATATAGCCCATATTTTGATTATCGCATAAGGCAAGGTGAAACAAGGGAAACCTTCATCGCTAGAGCGGAATCAGTAGCGACATTTGCCGTAGTCAAGGATGGTGAATGGTATGAACGGGGCGAAATGGGATGGTGGGCTTGCATATCAAATGAGAAGCCCCAAGATCAGTGGGATGAAGAGTTTGACAAGCTGGTAATGGGCTTGCCCGATCATACGCTGTTGACACTGGTTGATTGTCACATATAGCTTGATGCAAGCAGGAAACCCCGCCCCACGAAGCGATACGCTGAGGATCAGGACGGGGTTCCTGCAAAAGAAAAGCCGCCAGGCGGGTAACCTGGCGGCTTTTTACTTTACGGCTATGTAGTATATACATTGCGCCAGTGAAAGATTATCCAGATTACGTCTATCACTTTCCTTATAGCATTCCTGATGTGCTTCACGATACACCTCATTGCGCTAATGCCACAAGTGCAACTATCCAAGTTGCCCAGCCCAACACGGCGTAGGTAGCATTCTCACGCTTGGCCTTGGCTTTGTATGCCTGCACGTACCCGGCCGCGTATTCAGGCGATTTGTTCATGTACTTGTACGGCGGCGGCTCAGGCACAACAAACATCGCCAGCCCCACCCCGAAGATGCCACAGCCGACACCAGCCAGAACCCAGGCGGGATTCGGCGTGTAGTCGCGTGTACCGTCTATGTGACCCTGACTGTAGTCGTCGAGGGTAGTGGGTGGCGGTGCGGTGAATTGGGTATGGGTGCAGGATGATAGACAGATTAAGATTGCTATGCCGCACAGGTTTTTCATTATTTGAACCTCGCTAAACAGTTCCGACCTTCCTCTGAATCCCAAT